CTACTGGCTATAACGGTTCAGTTGGTTATACTGGTTCTATTGGCGTAGGCTATAACGGTTCAGTTGGTTATACTGGTTCTATTGGCGTAGGCTATAACGGTTCAGTTGGTTACAACGGCTCAGTTGGCGCAACAGGCGCTACTGGCTATAACGGTTCAGTTGGCTATAACGGTTCAGTTGGTTACACTGGTTCACAAGGCAGCATCGGCTCTATTGGTTACTCTGGTTCTAAAGGCGATACAGGCTCGACTGGTTATAATGGTTCTGTAGGCGCAACTGGCTCTATTGGTTATACTGGTTCTATTGGCGTAGGCTATAACGGTTCAACTGGTTATAATGGCTCTATTGGCTACAGCGGCTCAAAGGGCGATACAGGCGCTACTGGCTATGACGGCTCAGTTGGCGCGACTGGCTCTATTGGCTATACAGGCAGCATCGGCTACGGCGGCTCTGTCGGTTCACAAGGCGTTATTGGCTACACTGGTTCACTAGGCTATGCTGGCTCTGTTGGCTATAATGGCTCTGTCGGTTCACAGGGCATTATTGGCTACACTGGTTCACTAGGCTACGGCGGCTCTGTCGGTTCTACTGGCGCAACTGGCTATAACGGCTCTAGAGGCTATGATGGTTCTGTTGGTTACTCTGGCTCAAAGGGTGACATTGGCTCTACTGGCTATGACGGCTCAGTTGGCGCTACTGGCTCTATTGGGTACACAGGCTCAAAGGGCGATCAAGGCAATCTAGGTTATCAAGGCTCGTTTGGCTACACTGGCTCTGTTGGCTACACAGGCTCTAGAGGCACTGATGGAAATAACGGCTACAATGGCTCTACTGGATATAACGGTTCAGTTGGCTACACAGGCAGCATAGGCTACTCTGGCTCTAAAGGCGATCAGGGTTCAACTGGTTACAATGGTTCAGTCGGCTCTGCTGGCTCTGCTGGCTATACAGGCTCTATAGGTTATTCTGGTTCTCAAGGTGCTGCCGGCAACGGCGTGAATTGGCTGAACAAGAGTGCAAACTATACAACATCTAATCTAGACGGCATTATTGCTGACACAACTGGCGGTTCATGGACGTTATTACTTCCTGCAACGCCCACTGTAGGCAACTACGTAGTTGTTTTAGACGATGGCGACTGGTCAGTAAATCCTCTAACTGTTGGCGGCAACGGCAATAACATTGAGGGTGGCTTCAGCAGCATCAGTCTTAACATTCACAATGCAAAAGTAGAATTTGTTTGGGATGGTACAGTCTGGCAAGTTGCAACATCTACAGGCACAAGAGGTTACTCTGGCTCTAAGGGCAATGCAGGCTTCGGTATTACATGGGTAAACAAAACTGCAAACTATACAGCGTCTAATCTTGACGGTGTGATGGCAGACACCAGCGGTGGTTCATTCACTGTAACTTTACCTGCTTCACCTACGTCAGGAAATTATGTTGCTATTGTAGATGCTGGCAATTATTTTGCTGTCAATGCACTAACAGTTGCGAGAAACGGTAGCACAATTGACGGTTCTGCAACTGATCTTGTAATCAACATTACAAACGCTAAAGTAGAGTTCATCTATAGCGGCACCACATGGGAAGTTGCAACATCTACAGGCACAAGAGGTTACTCTGGCTCATTAGGTTCTACTGGCTATACTGGCAGCATCGGCTACACTGGCTCAATTGGCATAGGGTATACTGGTTCTATTGGCGCCGCTTATGGTCAATCTGCATCTCCAGTGTCAACTGCAACAGGAATAGCAGGGCAACTTGCGTATGATACTTCTTATCTTTATGTTTGTGTCGCAACAAACACATGGAAAAGAATATCATTAGGATCTTATTAATTTTTGTGTAGATATAAATAAGCAAGAGTTTAATCAACAGACTAAAACGAACAAGGGATAGAGTAGTATGACAACGACCAATTTAAGTGATCTATTATCCGGATCCTTTGTAGGCTACACTGGCTCTAAGGGCGATACAGGCTACACTGGATCTAGAGGCGAACAAGGCGGTTTGGGCGGCGAAGCGTATAGCTATAACTATATCACACCTACTTCCAATACTGATCCCACTGCTGGATATCTAGCATTTAATAATACATCATTTAGCTCTGCTAATACTCTTTATATCAATTTTACTGATGCTACTAGCGCAAACGTATATAACTTCTTAACGACAATTGACGATTCTACTTCTGTAGTTAAAGGTCATTTTACATTAAGCATTGCAGGCAATAACTCAAGCTTTGCTACATTCTCTATTGTTGGCGCTCACCATGAGGGTACTGGTCCTTATTTCCAAGTTCCAATTGCGTGGCTTTCGGGCAGAACAACTCTAGCTAACAACACTCTATCTATTGTCTCATTTGCAAGAACCGGTGACATTGGCGACACTGGCTATCAAGGATCTAAGGGCGATACAGGCTACAATGGCTCGTTTGGTTACACTGGCTCTAAGGGCGATACAGGCTCTATCGGTTACACTGGTTCACTAGGCTACGGCGGCTCTCAAGGCGTTATTGGTTACACTGGCTCTCAGGGTTCGCAAGGTAATATTGGTTACACTGGTTCACAAGGCGCAACTGGCTATAACGGCTCTCAGGGCGTAATCGGGTATACAGGTTCTATTGGTTACACTGGTTCTCAGGGTAATCAAGGCGTTATTGGTTACACTGGCTCTAAGGGCGATACGGGCTATGATGGTTCATTCGGTTACACTGGCTCTAAGGGCGACACTGGATACAATGGCTCTTTTGGTTACACAGGCTCTCAAGGTGTAATTGGTTATACTGGCTCAAAAGGCGACATTGGTTACACAGGCTCTAAGGGTGATACTGGATACAATGGCTCAAAAGGCGACATTGGTTACACAGGCTCTAAGGGTGATACTGGATTAACTGGCTATGATGGCTCGTTTGGTTACACTGGCTCTAAGGGCGACACTGGATACAATGGATCTAAGGGCAACACAGGCTACGACGGTTCATTTGGCTATACAGGCAGCATCGGCTATACTGGCTCGTTCGGTTATGGTGGCTCATTCGGCGCAACTGGTTACACTGGTTCACTAGGATATGGCGGTTCGAGAGGCTATGATGGCTCTTTTGGTAACACTGGTTACGATGGCAGCATCGGCTACACTGGTTCTAAGGGCGACATTGGCTATACTGGCTCAAGAGGCTATGATGGTTCATTCGGTTACACTGGATCATTAGGGTATACTGGCTCTATTGGCTATACTGGTTCAATTGGTTACACAGGCTCACAGGGCTCCACTGGTTACGACGGTTCATTTGGCGCTACTGGTTATACTGGCTCTATTGGTTATACTGGTTCTAAGGGTAACACTGGTTACGACGGTTCATTTGGCTCTACTGGTTATACTGGCTCTATTGGTTATACTGGTTCTAAGGGCGATACAGGCTACAATGGCTCGTTTGGTTACACTGGTTCTAAGGGTCCACAAGGCGAATTTGGTGGCGCTACATTCGAGTATTACTATAGCACAAATACAACAAATTCAGATCCAACTGCTGGTTATCTCAAATTTAGTAACACCGACTTGTCGGTAGCAACAACACTTTATATTGATTTCTTAGACTATGCTTCTGCAAACTGTTTCAATTATCTAAACACTATCGATGATTCTACTTCATCAATTAAAGGCACATTTAAACTTGAAGAAAAGGCAAACACACAAAACTTTGCGTATTTTTCAATCACTGGCTCACATAGTCATCCGTCAGATTACTTTCAAGTTCCTGTTGCGTGGCTAAACGGCGCAACATCTTTTAGCAATAGTCTTGATACAATTATTACATTCACAAGAACTGGTGATATGGGCGACATTGGTTACACAGGCTCTAAGGGCGACATTGGTTACACAGGCTCTAGGGGCTATGATGGCTCTGTGGGTTACACAGGCTCTCAAGGCGTTATTGGTTACACTGGCTCAAAGGGTGATACAGGCTCTACTGGCTACAACGGTTCTACTGGTTACACTGGTTCTAAGGGTGACACTGGTTACGGTGGTTCATTCGGCGCCAGTGGCTATACTGGCTCTATTGGTTACACTGGCTCTCAAGGTGTAATTGGTTACACTGGTTCTGCTGGTGCTGCAAGCTCTAACACTCAAGTTATCTACAACGCTAACGGCGTACTAGTAGGCAACAATGGATTAACGTTTGACTTCTCAGCTAATACACTAAACGTTAATGGCGCAATCAATGCTACGTCATACAGCGTTGGCACTAGTTTGGTAGCTAACACAACTGGCGTTTTTGCTACAACAATTAATGCATCTTCTAACGTTATTACAACAAACGTTTATGCTACTACTGTAACTGCTAATACAACTGGTATTCATACTGGTAACGTTGTTGCCACTACTGTCGGCGCTACTACTGTAACTGCTAACGTTGTTGCTATTACTGTCGGCGCTACTACTGTAACTGCTAACGTTGTTGCTATTACTGTCGGCGCTACTACTGTAACTGCTAACGTATCAGCACAGTATGCAAACGTAAGCGGTCAAGTCAACACAGCAACATTCTATGCAACGACTTCTGCTAACGTCGGTAGCTTGCTACAAGCTAACACAACAGCATATCTCGTAAGCTCAAATAGCACAGTCAATACTGTTATCACTGCCACAACTCTAACGCAGGCAAACACAACAGTCAATCCTGTACTTTCTGCTAACGACACGGGCATCTGGCACACAGGTAGAATTAATGCTGCTTCGTTTACAGTTGGTTCTTCTTGGATTGCAAATACCACTGGTCAATACTCAACTGGCTCTGCTGGTGTCAATGCTGTATCGTATAACGCTACTAACTTTACAGCAAACACAACTGGTGTTTATCACTCTGGTGTTGTCAATGCTGCTTCACACACAGTAGGCTCAACATTCGTTATTAATACAACGGCGTTCACTGCTAGTGCAAACGTTGCACTGGGCAACAATCACTTGATTGCTCCAGTCTTCAAAGCAACATCAGAGTTCTGTGCTAACTCAAGCTCAACTGGTGCTGTGACACTAGACTTGTCAACAAGCAACATGTTCAACTTGTCAATGACAGGCAACACAACATTCACGTTCTCTAACGCACCATCTGGTCGTGCCTTTGCGTTCACTATCATTGCAACACAAGACGCAACTGGTGGCAGAACAATCACTTGGCCTGCAGGCTCTAAGTATGCAGGGGCAGTATCTCCTCCGGCTACAACGACAGCAAACGGCGTTGACATTTGGTCAGTACTTACATATAACGGCGGGACAACTTGGATCGTATCTCTTGCAGTGAAAAACGCATCGTAATATTGGAAAAGATAAATGAGCAATAAGACAAAAAACTTTGAGTTAGAAAAGACTTGGAGAGCTTCAGGTACTGGCACTCAAATCTTTAACGCTCCCAGTAACATAACTCTGCCTTACGGCAGATATGATATGGACGTAGCTGCCGTTGGTGGACAAAACACTGTCGGCAACATTGCAACATATAACGCACAAAATGCCGCAACATACAATGCTCAGAACGTAGCGTCATATAATGCTCAAACCGTAGCATCATACAACGTAAACAATGCTAACTACAACGTAAACAACATTGCTTCATACAATGCTCAGACTGTTGCAACATACAATGCTCAAAGTATCGCAGCATATAATGCTCAGAACGTAGCGTCATACAACGTAAACAATGCTAACTACAACGTAAACAACATTGCTTCATACAATGCTCAGAACGTAGCGTCATACAATGCTCAGAACGTAGCGTCATACAATGCTCAGAACGTAGCGTCATACAATGCTCAGAACGTAGCGTCATACAATGCTCAGAACGTATCAGCATATAACGCACAAAATCCTGCGTCATACAATGCCAGCAATCCAAACTATGCCGTGTCTGGTTTTAATCCGCAGAATGCCGCATCGTATAATGCTAGTAATGCAAACTACAACTCAAATAATCCAAACTACGATGTAAGTGGGTTCAATCCGTATAATGCATATAACTACAACTGGGAAGTTACATCATTCGACAGAATTCAATTTTTCTATATGACTTTTTTCCAAAACGGCACTCAGAATGCCCAGCCCGACTGCCCTGCATTTTATGAAATTGGTTTTGGTTATCAATTTTATGTACGAAACTATTCTTGTACTGGATATGGCAACAATCCAAACTACGCTGTATATGGATTTAATCCGCAAAACGTTGATGGCTTTAACGCACAAAACGTTGCGTCATACAATGCCAGCAACGCAAACTATGCCGTGTCTGGTTTTAATCCGCAGAATCCTGCGTCATATAACTCTCAGAACATTTCAGCATATAACGCACAAAATCCAGCATCGTATAACGCACAAAATCCAGCAACATATAACGCACAAAATCCAGCAACATATAACGCACAAAATGCCGCAACATACAATCCTCAGAATATTGCAACATATAACGCTAAAAACATTGCGGCATACAACGCACAGAACGCAGCATCATACAACGTAAACAATGCTAACTATAACTCTCAGAATCCTGCAACATACAATACGCAAAATATTGCAACATATAACGCTAAAAACATTGCAACATACAACACACAGAACGCAGCATCGTATAACGTCAATAACATTGCTACATATAACGTCAATAACATTGCCTCGTTCAACGTAAATACAATCGCAACATACAATGCAGCAAATGCGGGCAACAGTTCTGGTGCATTGGGTGTCAATGCAGCGGGCGCAGCAGCAAGTAACTCTCCTGCACAGCCTGGTGCATACACGCCAGCAACTACAGTGTCTCAGTATAGCTATCCAGACGGAGCAACTTATCCTGTAACTGTAGGTACCGGTGGTTCTGTCACCGTAAGATCAAGGTAATTTACTATGCCAGGACCATTTACACAGCCAACACAACCAACTGGAATTATTTTTCGCCAGAAAGTGGGTATTGGAGCTGGGCACGATCATCCACATGTAATACAACTAATAAACTCTAATGAGAATACAGTGTGCGCCGTTGATGATGCTGCTACCAACACAAGATACATGAAATGTGCCAATGGAATGTTAGACAGCTTTTATTTGAATACATTTCAAAATGTAAATAATAAGATGTTTATTGTTTTATCTGGCAAAACAGATATCACATACGATTACAATCCTGTCGATGATGCATCAAGAGACGAAAAAAATAGAATAACAAATTACATTGATTCTATTGATAATCCAGATTTGTATGACTATGAAGAACTTGACAATAAATTTGTTGTGCATATCACAGCGGAACCATCAGCAAATAACACATGGATTGATGTTAAACGAGATTGGATGACAACATCAATGAACGTGGAAGTGGCTATTCCAAAGCAAGAAGCAGCGGAAACATTTTTCATTGCAATAAAAAGAAATGAAACATACACAGCTAAATATTGCAACCTAGATGCCAATACATCTATTGTACTAGATACAACTAGCGAAAAAATGATAATTCCATTTAATCTTCCACGAAATAAACAATTTAAAATAAATGAAGATAGATATATTTTTGACATTATCAATAATCCAGAATATACTGGTAGAATAGAGATTAAAAATTTAACTACAAACACAGTTATTTTTGTGGTAGCAGAAAAATGTTAATATCTAATAGCAATAAAACAATTCTGTATTTTAATCCCAAAACTGGCGGGACTTCAATCTATAATACATACAAAGACTCTGGTCTAGATGTTTGTTATCACGACATTAGACATTCTGTTCTAACAGAAGAAACAGATTATGCTTTATTTTGTTTTTATAGAAATCCTATAGAAAAATTTGTTTCTGCGTATAATCACATGTGCCTCTTTGAACTGAATTCAGATGGCGGATTTAAAGGATATTACAACAGTCCTATTTTGTTGTTTATGTATGAGAAATTCCATAATGTTTCAGTTCCAGAAGCCGATGCTGTGAATGTAATCGCACAAGGCATAACATGGAACAATCATCAATATAGACTTTCGATAACAGATTTTATTACTGTATTGACACAATTACGCGATGATCCAAAAGAAAAAGTCTTTGCGAGACTCGGAGTTTTTCATAATCAAACACATTGGTTAGACCATCCTAATTTGACATTGCTTGATTTTCGTGATATAAATAATGAAGTAAGAAAAGTAACAGATGCGTTAGGTATTAGCTATAAAGAATTGCGTAGAGATAACGTATCAGTTAAACATGTAAATGTCGCAGATTTAACTCCAGAAGAGATTTCAGCAATTAAAGCCTATTATGCAACAGACTATGCATTTTTTGCGAGTAAAAATATAACATTTGATTGAACAGGAGAATTAGCATGACTTTGAGAGTGAATAAAATTGGCGCTATTTTTAATAAATTTTGTGTATGTAATGAGATGTTTAGTTCTGATGAGATAGAAAAAATTGTTTTTCTTGAAAAGATCATGAAGTTTGAAAAGGGAGTTATAGGCATTGGTATTGGTCAAGCACAAGAATCTCCAGAAGTAAGAAGTTGTGATGTTTCAAATTTTATGCCAGATGAAAATTCTGGTTGGATTTTTGAAAAAATTGCAAATTTTATTCCTAGAATCAATTATGATCATTTTATGCTTAATATTGCAGGGCTTTCTCCTTTTCAATATACAATATACAAAGCTAAAAACAACGGCCATTACGACTGGCATATTGACGTATTTCCTGCTTGGCATAACTTCGAAAGAAAAATTAGCGGCGTAATGTTCCTAAATAATCCAGACGAGTATGAAGGCGGCGAGCTAGAAATCATGACTACTGGCAGTCCAGATCGTACAGAGATCATCAAAGGAAATGCTGGTGACGTTGTATTCTTTTCTTCAATGTTTCCACATAGAGTTAAACCAGTAACCAAAGGAACCAGAAAGACAATTGTATTCTGGATTGAGGGCGAAAGAGAGTAATATATTATGAAACTCAAAGATTTGAAACTGTTATTTCGTAATGAAGTAATAGAATTTTATTGTCATCCTAGATGGGAAGGTGTTATCCCAGAACCAGTACCGGCAAATAGAAAAATTCCAGACTGGTGGAAAAAAGTTCCCCCATATATTGATGATGCGCCAAGAGATCCGTTTGGTGGTAAACCATGGACTTCAAAGAAATGTATGCCCCTTTTAGACGTACATTCTTTGGGATTTATTATTCCCCTACAGGGCGATCTTGGTGTACACACAAACATTGATAGAAGCATTATTAAAGTCACAAATCCACCAAATATGGGTCTTGCTGAGTTTCATAACAAAGATCAAATTGGTGGTTTCCGTGATGCAGACGCAATCAAGTTTATCAACTATTGGGTAATTAAAACTGCGCCTGGCTGGTCTACTTTGTTTCTTCCGCCAATCAACGCATTTAATCCAAACTTCACTTGTCTCGGCGGTCTTGTAGACACAGATAGATATCCAAAGGAAGTTAACTTTCCAGCTATCTGGCATACAGGCAATTTTGATGACGTACTACGTGCTGGTACTCCTCTAGTGACTGCTATTCCTATTAAGAGAAATTCTTTTGATAGATTTCCAAAAATTAGAAAGATGAAAGCCAAAGAAGCTAAAGAAATTGAGAAGATGCAAATTATTCAAGGTTCTAGATTAAGTTATTATACTAATGAATTGAGGGAACCTAGAAAATGATGTTTAATTTCCTGAAGAAAAAAGAAAAAGATGTATTATTTGTAGATTGCTCTCGAAAAGCATATCTGATGCATCCTGTTGAAAAAGCAGCACAAGTTAAAGTACACTTTGGTGATAAGCAAGTAAAGAGTACTGGTAAACTTGATTTTGCTCAATGCCCAGGAATGGTAGATTTAAAAAACTACGGATACATTATTCCTGCTTGGGATGATATCAACATTATGGCTAATGAGTCTGGCGTTATGGTAACAATGGGCACTGGCAGACAATCACATTTTCCACCTCCAAGGAAAATGTCTAATGAAATAGGAGCTGGAATATTTACGCCTCAAGATAATATTCCTTTTCAAGTGTGGCATATTGAATCTCCATGGCATGTTGTTTCTCATAAGCCAGGAATGTCCATGGTGTTTTTACCAGCAACATATCATGCTCCTTTTCTAGATGATATCTTTGTTTATCCGGGTATTGTTGATTATAACAATTATTCTTCTATGAATTTTATTTTCTCAATTAAGAGAAAATGCAATTTTACTATCAAAGCCGGTACACCATTGTATCAAGTGATGCCCTTTCTTCATATTAAAGATGGCATTACGGGTGGTTATGGACCAGCAACACCAGAACAATTTGATTACACAAATACTATTTTCTCAAGTGCAAAACAATTTTATAGAAAATATATTTTAAATAAAAAGCCTATGGGATTAAAACTGCACGACGGCAACTCTGAACAAAACGTAGTGGAAGATCCAGAATCCGATTTAGATGATTTACCAGACAATGAAAAATTCAAGAAGTAGGAAATTATGAAAATATTTGTAAGCATTGTCTCGTACAGAGATCCTCTTTTAAAGCTAACAATAGATAGTATTCTAGAAAGTGCGTCTGGTAGGCACGAAATCACTGTCGGCGTCTTTGAGCAGACTGTAGCTGCTGATAGCTTAGAAGTGTTAGCGCCCGATCTTATCGCTCAGAGAAATATTAGATACATGAGGATTAATCCTGAGTATTCTTATGGCGTTGGCTTTGCTCGACATGTTAATTCTCTTCAGATGAAAGATGAAGACTTTCTGTATCAGATCGACTCACATATGTTGTTTGATAAGGGTTGGGATAGAAAACTCATCAATGATTACAGAAAAGCAAATGAAAAGCACAATGATGGTAAAATCATCATCACTGGAAGCTGTAAGAACTGGGAATTTCTTGACGGTAAAGCAACCAAGCAATTAGAAGACATGAAGCTAACGTGTCGAGTACGATACTTTGATTATCGTGCAGACTGCGATATCGTCTCTGCTCACGGAGATCACATTTCACCGACAGACGATGTTATGCCTGCAATTCATATCTGTGCAGGTAATACTATGTTCCCTGCTTCTTGGATAAAACAAGTCGGCGTTGATCCGTACATCTTCTTTGAGGGTGAGGAACAAATTCTAACGCTATCTTCTTTTGCTGCTGGCTATCACATGTATCATCCTAGATCAATGCACTGTTATCACTTTCTAGGCACTCACGGCTACATCACAAAGCAGAGTGTTCAGCCTGTTATTCCAGAGCATGTTCTAGGCGAAAGAATCTACAAGTCGCATCAGTATCTAAAACAGTTTATTGCTAATTTAGATGATGCTGTCCTAGAAGAGTACCGCGAGTACTCTGGTGTTGATTACATTAATCAGTGTCTAGAAGAGAAAGCCAAGACGTATACGATTACTCTTGGCGGCGGGCCTGAGCCAGTAGAAGAGATTCCAGCAGAAGTTGCTGAAGTAGCAGTAGAACCAACTCAAGAAGTAGTTCCAGAGGTTGCGGTAGAACAAACATAAATACTACGAACATCACCACCTAGGGGAGAGGGAACCAGGTTATGGCTAGTAGTAATTCTTCATTTGTTGTAAAAAATGGGCTAACAGTTAACACCAATCTATTGTTTGCGAACAATGGCAAAGTCGGTGTTAATACAGCCTCTCCAGATGCCGCGCTAACGATTGTTGGTTCAGCTAACGTTCAAGGTCCAGCAGTTGTAACGACTACCTTCGCGGCAGGCAACACTACTGTCACTGGCTTTGTCAACGCATCTGCTAACGTAACATCTCCCGTATTCTACGGCAACACAGTCAGCATCACGGTCAATGCGTCTTCAAACGTCATTACGACTAATGTGTATGCTACGACTATCAATGCCGCAGCTAATGTCATCACAGTTAACGTCTACGCAACAACAGTAACAGCAAACACAACTGGTATTCATACTGGTAACGTTTCTGCTTCTGTAGTCAATGCGTCAGCTAACGTATTTACACCTACGCTGTTCGGCAACGTTGTTGCTACAACTATAAATGCGTCCTCTAACGTTATCACAACTAACGTCTATGCTACTACTGTAACTGCTAATACGACTGGTATTCATACTGGTAACGTCTCTGGCACGACTGTAGCTGCTTCTGCCAATGTTACTGTTGGTTCTAATGTCTATATCAGTACTTCCAGTCTAGTCATTGGCAACTCTTCTGTCAACACTTCGATTAACTCGACTGCATTTTCAGGTACAGCAAACAACGCTTCATATCTAAATGGCGTTACACCTACAAACTATGTGACAACTAGCTCAGACTACACTCTTTCTGGCCAGCTAACTCATGCTGCTAACGTCATCTTCAATGCTGGCGTAGCTATTATTGCGAATAGCGGCCCTGGAACATCAGGCCAAGTTCTTTCTACAAACGGCACATCTCTCTACTGGGCAACGTCACTTGTTGGTCCACAGGGTTATACAGGCTCTTTGGGTGGCACTGGCTATACTGGTTCTCAAGGTCCTATCGGCTACACTGGCAGCATTGGTTATAGTGGTTCTGTAGGCTACAACGGCTCAGTAGGCAATCAAGGGCCCATCGGTTATACTGGCTCTATCGGCTACGGTGGCTCTGTCGGCGCAACTGGCTCTACTGGCTACAACGGCTCTGTTGGCGCTACAGGCTCTCTTGGCTATACTGGTTCACTAGGCTATACTGGTTCTGTTGGCGTAGGTTACGGCGGCTCAGTAGGCAATCAAGGACCCACTGGCTACACTGGCTCTGTCGGTGCAACTGGCTCTATTGGCTATACTGGTTCAATTGGTTACACAGGCTCACAGGGCTCCACTGGTTATAATGGCTCAAAGGGCGACACTGGCTCGACTGGTTATAATGGTTCTGTTGGTTCACAAGGCAGCATCGGTTATACAGGCTCTAAAGGCGACACAGGTTCTCAAGGTGTTATCGGGTACACTGGCTCTCAAGGTGGTGGTGGCTCACAGGGTATTCAAGGACCTATCGGTTACACTGGCTCTAGAGGTTCTGATGGCAGCAACGGCTCTAATGGTGGGGCAGGCGGCATTGGTTACACAGGATCTAAGGGCGACACTGGTTCTTCAGGTAATCCTTTCGGCGGCGGCACATTCAACGCCAGTATTCAAGTCAACGGTGACATCGGTGCTTCAGGTAACATTGTTGCGTACAACGGCTCTGACATTTCATTAAAAGAAAATATTCAAGATATTCAAAATGCTTTAGCTATTGTAGCTGCAATTGGCGGTAAAACGTTTGATTGGACAGACGAGTATCTTGAAAAGCATGGCGGCGCAGACGCTTACTACAGACAGAAATCTGACTTCGGCGTTATTGCTCAAGACGTACTTGCTGCGTTCCCAGTTGCTACAAGAGTTAAACCAGACGGTACACTAGGCGTTGATTATCTAAAACTTGTCGCTGTTGCTTTTGCTGCTATCAACGTATTAGCGGCAGAAGTAGATAAACTAAAAAACTCTAACGGATAAACGACAATGGCAGCATTACCACAACCATATAATCAGCTGGGTTTAAGTACACTTAAAAATATTTTTGGCACAGCAGATATGAATTTACTTCGTGCGGGCACTAATAATATTCCTAGTGCTTTAACTACTGTTGGTTGGCCGGGAAGTACCGGCGCTGTATCAATGCTCGCGTTTGAAAAAATTGATTTCCAAGTTGTATATCCTCAACAAACAGAGTATAGTGGCGTTTACGCTTATGACGATAGTTATTATCAATATGGGTTAAATATTTATAGTAAAGTTTTTAATTTTGGAAATCCAGCTGGTGGCATATATGGTGATGGCACCAGTAGTTTGACTAATGGTCAAATTCAAGAAATCAGTTGGGCTTGGGATTCGACAAATAATTATTGGTCAGGGTTGGGCTACATTGGTGGGAGATTTAATTACATCATCGATGGATATCATGCAAATTCTGGTTGGACTACACTGGTTGTTGTAGATGAATATGGTAATAGTGTATCATACAACAGAAGTAATATGGATTATTTTAGTAATGGTTCATCTGCCCAATGGCGTAGTGTTATTGATGGCGGCGGTACTCAGGGTACTATATTGTATTCTCCCACTTCATATCTTGCTATAACCTAAAGGAATATATAATGACTGAAGACTATACTTTTCCTACAACAGTTGAGGAATCTTATGTTAAAGGTAGTTTTATTGACTGCGTTAGTGACACAATAACATTTGAGATTCATGCAGTTTTTTTACCCGATGGATCTTGTGATGAAGAAGCAACACTTGCCAAAGTACGTGTTTCTATTGATCAACACAATAGATATTTACAAATGAGAGCAAAATTAAATTCTAATAAGTAATAAAAATACAAGGTAACTGCAATGGCAACTCCTAATACAAGAGAACAATTCAAACAGTACTGCCTACGTAGGCTCGGTAAGCCTGTCATTGACATTAACGTTGATGATGATCAAGTAGAAGATCGTATTGATGAAGCACTCAAGTACTACTGGGACTATCATTTTGACGGTACTGAGAAAATGTACTACAAGTATCAAGTACAATCAACAGACGTTACAAACAGATACATCACGATGCCCGAAAACATCATCGGCGCAGTATCTATTTTTCCTGTAGGTCAATCTCTATCTTCTAACAATTTGTTCAATATTCGCTATCAGATTGCTCTAAACGATTTGTACGATCTAACATCTACAACGATGGTACCGTACTATATGGCAATGCAGCACATTCAATTTCTTGAACAGTTGCTCGTAGGCAATCAGCCTATTCGTTACAATCGTCACATGAACAGACTCTATATCGACATGGGTTGGGACAGAGTTAACGTAGGCGACTATATTATTGTAGAAGCATATCAGATTGTTGATCCAGAAGTTTATCCTGACGTATGGGGTGATCGTTGGCTCTCTCGTTATGCATCTGCGTTAATCAAGAGACAATGGGGCGACAACATCACAAAGTATGATGGCGTTCCTCTGCCTGGTGGTCTCAAGTTCAACGGCACAAAGATTCGTGACGATTCTCAGACTGAGATTGATAATCTAGAGCATGAGATGATCCATTCATACTCGTTGCCCGTCACAGACATGATAGGTTAAAGACCTTTCATGGCAACAAACTTTTTCTTTAGGAACACAGATTATAATCCAGAACAAAATCTTGTAAGTGATTTAGTTCAGGAAATGATCAAGATCAACGGTACTGATGTATATTACATCATAAGAAACACTGGTACTGTTGACACTCTTTTGACTGAAGCTACAAATTCTTCATTCAATATTGCAATTCCTATGGAAATGTATATCAACTCGTATTCTGGTTTTCAAGGCGAAGGCGACTTGCTTACCAAGTTTGGTCTCAGTATTGCTGACAAACTAGTACTATCTGTTTCTCGTTCACGTTTCATGGAAGACATTGGCTCTGTCTGGAACTTGACTCGTCCTAATGAAGGCGATTTAGTATTCTTCCCGTTCACTAAGGGTATTTTTGAAATCAAGTTTGTCGAACACGAAGACTCATTTTATCCAGTAGGTAGTCTACAGTACTATGAGTTGCAACTAGAGAAGTTTAATTACAATAGTGAGACGTTCAATACGGGTGTTTCTGAGATTGATCAAGTTATGGGTACATACTCTGTTGCTGAAAATGCTTTCTTCTATTATACGGAAGACGGCTACTACATGACAACAGAAGACAATTATGAGCTAACTCTAGAAGACTACGACATGAGTGGTGATGATGCTGAAGCTCAGAATGATATATTCCAGAACAACTCTGATCTATTCACAGACTTTACAGTTCAAGATCCATTTAGTGAAGGCGGCGTATTCTAATGTTTGGTAAAACGTTCTATTTTGGATCAACAAGAAAATACATCTCGCTTTTCGGGACGTTGTTCAATGACATCATGCTTGAACGTGTCGATCAGTCAACAGGTGAAACTGTAAACTGGATCAAAGTGCCGTTGTCTTATGGTCCTAAAGACAGATATCTTGCGCGTCTAAAAGCTAATCCAGATTTAAACAGGCAGATCAATCAGATTTTGCCAAGAATGTCTTTTGAAATTAAAAGCGTAGAGTATGACTCAAGCAGAAAGCTTAATACTATAGGCAGAAACAAAAAGACAAATACAGACGCGGACATATTCAATAGTCAGTATAATCCTGTACCGTACAACTTTAATATTGACTTGTCTATCTTAACAAGAAATGCTGACGATGCTTTACGTATTGTAGAACAGATTTTACCGTACTTTAAGCCCGAATGGACTACAACTGTTAATTTGATTCCAGACATGAATATCCACATGGACATTCCTGTTGTGTTGAAAACTATCAATTATGAAGACACATATGAAGCTGGCTTTAATGATAGATACGCAATTATCTGGACTCTACAGTTTGTGTTGAAGGGTTACATTTATGGACCAATCTCCACTAAGGGTGTTATTAAAGAGTCGGACGTTAACTTCTATGTGCCGTCTACAAATACTGCGGCTGAAGGTGTTGGTACAACAACTAAGGCAGAATACATTGTAGTTAAGCCAGGCTTAGACGCTAATGGCAATCCAACAAGCAATTCTTCTATCTCTATTCCAAATGCAGAAATTCAGGCAAACTCTAATTACGGCTATATCGTAGATTTTTATTCTGATATTTAAGGGCGACTTACATGATAGCGAATAATCAAAGCATCTCAAGCTTATTGGGAGTTTCACAGCTTCCGACTGTTAGTGATAGCACAGCACCAAAATCTATAACTATTGATCAAGAGACACCCGGAAACGATAAAGCAGATAACGATTACGAATTTGCTCGCGGAAATCTGTATGGTATTATTCAGAACGGTCAACGCGCTCTAGACGATATGATTGATTTTGCAAGACAAGCGCAGCATCCACGTGCATACGAAGTTGTTGGCACTCTAATCAGCAATCTTGTTGACGCAAATCAAAAGCTTCTCAATCTTAGTAAGCAAGTCAAAGAGATCAAAAAGCAAGACGCAGATAAAGACGGCGGCGACTCTAAGACAGTCAATAACAATCTATTCGTAGGAAGCACCGTAGAGTTGCAAAAACTGTTGCGTGGCGAATAATGGCTGATAAGTCCTCAACGTATCTTGGTAATAAGAACTTAAAACGTTCGGCCGTCTCTATCGGCTGGAACGAAGATATGGTAAAGGAATACGTCAAGTGTTCCAAAGAACCTTTGTATTTCATAAAAAAATATGTCAAGATCGTCAACGTCGATAAGGGTCTAGTTCCGTTCGAACCTTGGCCTTTTCAAGTTGAAATGATTAAAAAATGTATTGACGATAGGTTCGTCATTGCAAAGATGCCTCGTCAGGTAGGTAAGACTACTACAATCGCTGCTCTTCTGTTGTGGTATGTGCTGTTCAAAGATAACTTCTCCATTGCTATCCTAGCGAACAAGGAGCGTCAGGCCCGTGAGATCCTGTCTCGCATACAGTTAGCATACGAACATCTGCCAAAGTGGCTCCAGCAAGGGATTATTGAGTGGAACAAAGGCAACATTGAGCTAGAGAATGGTAGCAAAATTCTAGCAAGTTCTACCTCATCCTCTGCAATTCGCGGTACTTCACAGAACTTAGTTTACCTAGACGAGTTTGCTTTCGTACCCAGTAACGTACAGGAAGAATTCTTTGCATCAGTTTATCCTACAATTTCGTCTGGTCAATCCACTAAGGTTCTAATTACATCTACGCCAAACGGCATGAACTTGTTCTACAAGATTTGGTCAGAAAGCGAGACAGGTAAAAACTCATACTCTAGAGTCTCTGTACACTGGTCGCAGATTCCCGGCAGAACGGAAGCCTGGAAGAAGCAGACTATTGACAATACTAGTGAGAGACAGTTCAAGCAAGAGTATGAGTGCGAGTTCCTAGGCTCTTCAAATACTCTAATTGACGCATCAAAACTTTCTATGTTGACACATGCGTTACCGCTAGAGCGTCATGGTAATTTAATCATCTATGAATTGCCAAAAAAGAAACACGTGTATCTGACTGTAGTAGATACGTCTAGAGGCGCGGGCATAGACTACTCTGCGTTTATAGTTTACGATATTACTAAAATACCATATAAAGTTGTTGCTAGATACAAAGATAACAATATTGCCGCTTTAGTTTATCCAAATGTTATTTACAATGCTTCACGACCATACAACACGGCGTATATTCTTGTCGAAACAAATGACATTGGTCAGCAAGTCGCAGATATTCTACAGAACGACTTGGAATATGAAAACGTCTTGCTAACTAGGTCTGGCGGCAAATCAGGTCAAAAGCTCGGTGATTCTGGTGGCGGTAAGCTATCGCTGGGTGTACGCACTACTACACAAGTAAAACGTATCGGCTGCGCTAACTTTAAAAGCTTAGTAGAGAGCGATAAAATCATAATTAATGATTATGACCTGCTTTATGAAATGTACAGATTTATTGAAATAAACGGCAAGTATCAGGCAGAAGAGGGAGAACACGACGACCTAGTAATGTGTTGCGTTTTGTTCTCTTGGCTCGTAAACCAAGACTACTTTAAGGAGTTGAGTAATAACGATGCCCGCCTAGAACTTTTAGAAAGCAATCAACGCAAATTAGAAGAGGAAATGTTACCCTTTGGCTTTATAGACGAAGGACTAGACACTTCTTCAGAAGACGATGAGTTTAACAGGTTTCTTGGAGTGCCGTTGGCCGATCCGTATGAAAAGTTTATTATTTGATTTTTATAAATATACAGAAGTTCCAATTTGAGCCACTAGAGCCTAATAAGATAAAGGGAGAAAAAAAATGTCATTCCAAGTAAGCCCAGGCGTAAATGTAAGCGAAATTGACCTAACAACTATCGTTCCAGCGGTTTCTACAACCACTGGCGGTATTGGCGGTTTATTTCGTTGGGGTCCAGTAGGTAAGCTGGTCCTAGTCGATTCAGAAGCTTCGCTCGTAAATCGTTTCGGCAAGCCAACAAATCTAAATGCTGAGACTTTTTTCACAGCAGCAAACTTTCTTTCATATGGCAATGCGCTATATGTTAGCCGTGCAGCAAATACAACAAGTTCTGCTAATACAATTGGCACATGGAGCGCTGTTGCAAATACCGCCAGCTACACATTCAATGCTATTCTTAACGTTAAGAACGCAGACGATTATGATCAAAAGTTGACTGCCAATAACTTTGCCTCAAACACTCAGATCCTATATGTTGCAAAATATCCTGGTGATCTAGGCAACACACTAAAGCTATCTGTTTGCGATAACGCTACACAGTATCAGTCTTCACTAGCTAACGTTGCCACTACAACATTCTCTGGCAACTCAATGGTCATCACCTTTGATGACTCTGGCAGCTACGTAAGATCAAACGCTGCTTATCAAGCACTAACTGTTGGCGACTATCTATATGTTGGCAACACAATTGTTGGCTATCAGTATGTTCAAGTTGCTGCAAAGCCCGCATCAACACCAACAGGCAATACCTTTACAGTTAACTTGTCAAGCACTTATACGCTATCATCCAGCGTATCAATGTCTGGTACAATTACTCGTAACTGGGAATACTTCCAGTCAGTCGATAAAGCTCCTGGCTCATCAGACTACAACACCAGCTTCGGCAACACTGCCGCAGTAGATGAAGTTCACGCTGTTGTTTCTGACCAAGATGGTAAGTTCACAGGCGTTCCTGGCACGATTCTAGAAGTCTATCAGGGCTTATCACGTGCTACAGATGCCAAGACACAAGACGGCTCTACAAACTACTACGTCAACGTTCTAAATCAGAGTTCACAGTATCTCTGGTGGACAAACCACCGTAGCGGCTACAGCGTCAACACTGCAATTAACATTGCTACAACTGCAACTGCAACGCCGCTATCACTATCGTTCCAAGGCGGTAATGACGGCTTTGATGAGGCAACAGTCGGCACATATATTGGCAATATTACAAATGCTTATGATCTATTCGCTTCAACAGAAAATGTTGATGTTGCTCTAGTCATGGCTGGTAAGACTGCTGGTACAAACGGCACACAGCTAGCCAACTATCTCATCGACAATGTTGCTAACGTTAGAAAGGACTGCGTTGTATTCGTATCTCCTCAAAACACAGACGTTGTTAACAATGTCGGCAGCGAACTAAGTGCAGTTACTACTTTCCGCAATAATCTAAGAAGCACTTCATATGCTGTCTTAGACTCTGGCTATAAGTATCAGTATGACAAGTACAATGATATCTATCGTTGGGTGCCTCTAAACGGTGACGTTGCCGGTCTTTGCGTTGTTACAGACACTCAGAGAGATCCATGGTGGTCTCCTGCTGGCTTTAATCGCGGTCAGATCAAGAACATCATTAAGCTTGCATACAATCCGAAGCAAGCTGATCGTGACGTTCTCTATCCTGCTGGCGTCAACCCAGTTGTTACATTCCCTGGTCAAGGCACAATTCTATACGGCGACAAGACTCTTCTCGCCAAACCTTCTGCCTTTGATCGTATCAACGTGCGTAGACTCTTCATTGTCCTAGAAAAGGCCATTGCGACTGCTTCTAAATTCACACTATTTGAATTCAACGATGCTTTCACTCGGTCACAGTTCGTATCACTCGTTACACCATTCTTGAAGGACATCCAGGGCCGTCGTGGCATCTATGACTTCAAGGTAGTGTGCGATGAGACAAACAACACAGGAGAAGTAATTGACGGCAACCGTTTTGTAGGCGATATCTACATTAAGCCTGCACGTTCAATCAACTTCATCCAGCTAAACTTTGTTGCTGTTAGAACTGGTGTTGAATTCTCCGAAATCGTAGGCAAATTCTAAGATAAATAAAAGGACAAGGAGAAACAAACATGGCTTTCAATATCAACGAAATTAAGTCACAACTAACAGGTGGCGGTGCAAGACAGTCGCTATTCCAGGTGCAATTTAACAATCCTGCAAATGGAACTGGTAACATCAAAGTGCCATTCATGGTACGCACTGCACAGCTTCCAGAGTCAAAGCTAGGCAACATCACAATCGGCTACTTCGGTCGTAAGATCAATCTAGCTGGTGATCGTACATTCGCAGATTGGGGCGTAACAGTCATCAACGATGAAGACTTCCTAATCCGTAATGCAATGGAAGAGTGGTCAAACAAGATCAACTCACTAGAAGGCAACTTACGTTCATTCGGTTCTGCTTCACCTCTGCTATACAAGTCAAACGCAACGGTAACTCAGTTCTCAAAGACAGGCGTTCCTATTCGTGAGTACACATTCTACGGGATCTATCCCGCAGATATTCAAGCAATTGACCTAGACTGGGATGCAACAGATCGTATCGAAGAGTTTAGAGTTACATTCTTATATGACTATTGGGAAGTTACAGGCGGCGTCACTGGTCGCGCTGGTGGATCTTAAAGTAAAAGTTAGGACATTATTATGAAACTTTTTGGCTTTGAAATTCGGAAAGAAACCGAAGAAGACCTAAGTATTCCGTCATTTGCTCCGCGTGAGACAGATGACGGAGCTTTGGTTGTTTCAGCGGGCGGTACTTTTGGTACGTATCTAGACTTAGAAGGCTCTGCTAAAACAGAAGCCGAGATCGTTGCCAAGTATCGTGAAATGTCTATTCAGCCAGAGTGTGACGCTGCAATTAGCGATATTGTAGATGAAACTATCTGTAAAGAAGGCAAAGAAAAGATCGTTGAGATTGATCTTGACGATCTTGATGTTACAGACAATATCAAATTAAGAATTCAAGAAGAATGGAATAAGATTGATCAGTTGTTAGACTTCAACAACTCTGGTTACGATATTTTTAGACGTTGGTATGTTGATGGTCGTATCTACTATCATATCATGATTGATGTGAATGATGCTAAGTCTGGCATCAAAGAACTACGTTACATTGACCCTAGAAAGATTCGCAAAGTACGTGCAGTTAAGCGTGTCAAGAAAGACATGGTATACACTAACGTTACTGATAATGAATTTTACATCTATAGCGAAAGAGGCTTTAAGGGCGCTTCTGCTACAGGTATGGACAATCAAGGTCTACAGATTGCTAAAGACTCAATCATTCATGTACCATCTGGCGTTGTAGACAGAGACAATAAAATTGTTCTAGGCTATCTACACAAAGCAATTAAGCCACTTAATCAGTTACGTGTTCTAGAAGACGCAACAGTAATCTATCGTATCTCACGTGCGCCTGAAAGACGTATCTTCTCTATTGACGTTGGCAATCTACCAAAGATGAAAGCCGAACAGTATGTCAAAGATGTAATGACACGCCATAAGAATAGATTGATCTATGATGCCACTACTGGTGACGTTAGAGATGATCGTAAGTTCATGACGATGTTAGAAGACTATTGGTTCCCACGCCGTGAAGGCGGTGGTGGTACTAATGTTACTACACTACCATCTGGTCAGAACTTGGGCGAACTAGCTGACGTTGAATACTTTGAGAAGAAACTATATCGCGCATTGAACGTGCCTGTCTCACGTTTACAAGCAGACACAGGTTTTAGTCTTGGTCGTTCATCAGAAATTACACGTGATGAACTTCAGTTCCAGAAATTCATTTATCGCTTAAGAACAAAGTTTTCTGCTTTGTTTATGAAAGCACTAGAAAAGCAGTTAATTCTTACTGGTGTTATTGCAGCATCAGACTGGGAAACTTTCAAGAGCAACATTCATTTTAATTACAAAGCAGACAATGTATTTTCTGAATTAAAGCAAGAAGAAATTCTGCGTGAAAGAATGAACACTCTTTCAATGGTTGATCCATATGTTGGTAAGTACTACTCAGCAGAATGGGTAAAGAGAAATGTACTTCAATTGAGCGATGAAGATATCATTGACATGGATCAAGAAATGCAAGAAGAAGCTGCAAAAAACATGGAAATGCAGCAGCAACAAATGGCAGCAATGGGCCAACAGCCCGGTCAAGATCAGCAGGGTCAAGATCAGCAACAAGGACAACAGCAAGGCCAAGCTTCAGGATTCGCTCCAAATGAGCCGCAACTATCTAGTCAAAATCTAGGTGGAAGCTAAATATAAATAAATAGAATGAAAATGGAGATTAACATGGAAAACAATGTAGCAACAGATATTATAGACCTCTGTTTAGATGATAACATCGACGGTCTACAGTCAACTGTAAATGATGCCTTGATGGCAAGAATTCATGACGTTTTAGCTGCAAAAAAGATCGAAGTAGCACAGAGATTTTTCAATCCAGAGGAACAAAATGGCTAATACAGACAAGATGGCAATTGCCAAAACTCCAAAAGAATTGGCTCGTAAATTAGTCAAAACTAATCCTCAGGACTATGTTGTCGGTCGTGACTCTAAGGCTGGACTAAAGAAGTTCTCTGATAAGCATCCTGTTTTAAGAACAAATACACCAAGCAATGATGAAGATGAAAGCGAAAAGATTTTTAATGGTTCAAATTTAAAGAAAGAGTTAACTACTCGCCGCGCTGACTATCATGGCAATGAAGCTATCACAGCATACGAGAGTGAAACTCATGGCAAGCTTATTGAAAAGTTTGTAAAGAAAGATAGAAATCCAAACGGAAATCTAAATGGCACAGAATCTGGTGACAATGCACAGAAACTCCATGCTGTTAAATCTGGCGAAATTGGTGTAGAAGCCGCTTTTGATAAAGCAAAGCCACATCATGAAAAGACAGAGAAGAAGGGCATTGAGACGAGTCAGCCTATTGGTAAGATTAAGACTGCATTGCCTTCTCGGTCTGCATGGTCAGGTGCTGAAGAGACAGAGCTAACTGAAGCAGCAGAAATGTCAGATGCCGCACACGAATTATCACTTCATGCTGATAATGATCATCATCTATACAGAAACAGTCATGTGCCTGTTGCCAAGAACTTAGAAAAAAAGTTCAAGAAGGGCAGCTATGATCATGAGAAAGCAAAGAAACTTTGGGGCTATCACGCTGATCGTGCAGCACAGAGCTATTCAAAACAACATGGCGATGTAAAAACACCTTGGCACAAGATGTTCACCACTGCTGATCGTAAGCAAGCTGCATCACATATGGCCGATAAGCATCAGGCAGAGATGGATGCCGGTAACTTTCATTCTGAAAATGTAGAGTGGAATGATATTCCCGCACTAAATGAAATGACTGCTTTCACATACATTGCAGAACTTGGTGATCAAATGGCACCAGCTCCTGCTAGTGGCGATAATCCAGGCGGTGCTGATAGTGCATCTGCTGGCGCTGGCGGTAAAGATTCAAATGATCAAAACAAAAACGATGAAGACAGCAACGAAGACAGCAATGAGGCTGATGGCGTTCGTCAAGCTAAGGAAGACTTAGAAGAAATTGCAATGGCTGCTGCTGAACTCTATGAGAACATCTCAGATGGTCTAGAGATGCCCAGCTGGATTCTAGAGAAGCTTGACCTAGCAAAGAATTTTGTTTCGTCAGTTCAAGATTTTGTTGATGAAAATTCAGACGAAGATGGCGAAGGTGAAGATGATCCAGAAGGCAACAAAGCTGGCGAAGCTGGCAAGCCCGGTTCAGATCAAACAAACACACAGAAGCCAACAGCATACAAAGAAGAAGTCGAATTAGGTGAAGCTTCTTATTCAGCAAAGGCTGCTGCTGCTGGTAAAGATATTGGCAAGCCTGGCAAGAACTTTGCTAAGATTGCTGCTAAGGCTTCAAAGAAGTATGGCTCAAAAGAATCAGGCGAAAAAGTTGCTGGTGCTATCCTAGCTAAAATTCGCGCAAAGCATGGAGTAAAGTAAGATGGCAGATCCAGTTGCATATCAAAATCGACCAGGCGGTCATGTGTGGTTTAGCTTAAATGCTGCTAATACAATCACACTAACGTCAGCATCAGTTAATACTAGCATTGAAACTGTTTCAAATCTTGCTATTACAAAAGTATTTTGGACTGGTAGTTGGACAATCTCACGTGGTTCAAACACAGTATTGTATTTGGGAAACACAGGTCCTGGGTTTTTTGACTTCAATGGTCAGGGTACATCACTAAGTCAGTTCTCAACTGCAACAGTTGTTTGTGCAAATAACGATACTAATGGTACGTTGCTTATTCAGTTAGCCAAGCAGACTGCACAAGCTGGCGGTGGCGCATACGGCTCAGATGGCACACACTATACTGGCTCTTATGCTCCAGTTAACGTAACTTAAGGGTAGCTAAGATGAAACTTATCTGCGAAGTACTAGATCAAAAACTTAGCCTTGTAAAAGAAGCTAGGGAAGACGGCAAGAAGCAATTTCATATTGAAGGCGTATTCTTAATGGGTGATAGACCCAACAAGAATGGTCGCATCTATGAGTCAAAAATTCTTGCTAAAGAAGTTGCACGTTATACAAAAGATTTAATTGAAACAAATCGTGCTTATGGCGAACTAGGTCATCCTGCAGGTCCAACGATCAATCTAGATCGTGTATCACATATGATCAAGTCGCTACGTCAAGAAGGTTCAGACTTTGTTGGTAAGGCTAAGATTACAGATACCCCTATGGGTAATATTGTAATGAATCTTCTTGATGAAGGCGCAAATTTAGGAGTTTCTTCTCGCGGCATGGGTACGCTAAAAGAAAAGAACGGTATCATGGAAGTTCAAGATGACTTCATGTTGGCTACTGCTGCTGATATTGTTGCTGATCCTTCTGCACACAAAGCATTTGTGCGCGGTGTAATGGAAAATGTAGAGTGGGTATATGATGCTGCTGCTGGTTCATGGCGCGCCGCTGAAATGCTAGAAAACACAAAGAAGAATCTAAAGAAGATGAGTATGTCTCAAATCAACGAAAATCAGCTACATCTTTTCGAGAAGTATCTTAATTCGCTTTCACGAAAATAAGAAATTATAAATAATATATATTACCTCAAGGGAGTAAGAAAATGGCTAAGAAGAATATTCACGAGAATTCAGAACTAGTTGAATTCAAATCATCAGACGGTCAAAGCGAAACAGCAGATCCCGTTGCTAAGGGTGATGCACACGCTAATCGCGGCGCAGATAAGTCTGCTGGCGAGACTGCAATTCCTCAGTTCGCAACAAAGGTTGAAGCACTCAATGCTGCCATTCAGCACATGAGCGGTCTTCCTAAAGAAGCCATTGCTGATATCTTCAAGGGCATGACTGCTGGTCATGACTCTGCTAAGGCAAAGGCAACACGCCGTCTTGGTGGCACTGCATCAGATGCATCTGATGGCGAAACAATTGCACAGATGCATATCTCACCAACAAGTGCAAAGCATGTTGCATCAGAAGACATGGACGTAATCTTTGATGGTCAAGAACTATCAGAAGAAGTCCGTGAGAAGGCAAGAACAATTTTTGAAGCTGCTCTAAATGCAAATCTAGTATCAGAAGTAGCTCGTATTCAGGAAGAGTTTGATGCTCGTCTAGTTGAATCACTAGAAGAGAAGATCACTGCTCTAACTGAAAACGTTGACAAATATCTCTCCTACGCCGTAGAGCAGTGGGTTGCAGATAATGAAGTTGCTATCGAAACTGGACTCAAGGCTGAAGTTGTTGAAGGCTTCATTCATGGTCTTAAGACACTATTCCAAGAAAATTACGTAGACATTCCAGATGACAAGGTCGATCTAGTTGCCGAGCTAACACAGCATGTTGCTGATCTCGAAGACAAGGTTAACTCTGCCCTCAAGGAAAATGTTGAACTAAAAGATTATGTTGACTCACTAGAGGTAGACAAGATTTTCTCTGAGGCAGTGGATTCACTTCCACTAACTCAAGCAGAGAAGCTCCGTTCTCTCGTTGAGGGTATTGAATACTCAGACGCCTCAGAGTTCACAAAGAAGTTGAATGTTATTAAGGAATCGTACTTCCCAAGCGAAAAGAAGTCCGTTTCTTTAACTGAAGAAGTAGATGGCGTTTCTGATGATGAAGAGGGAGTTGAGATCAAGGCAACTGGCCCAATGGCTCACTACGTAAAGGCAATTTCGCAAACCACTAAGAAGTAAGTTTTTATAAATAAGTATAATCCAAAACGAAAAGGGAGAAGTTAAATGTTAATCAATGAAGAAATCCAAAAGAAGTGGGCACCAGTGCTTGAGCATGCCGATCTACCAAAGATCACTGATGCACACAAGCGTTCAACTCTTGCTCAGATGCTAGAAAACACCGAAGCCGCAATTCGTGAAGGCAGCACCATGAGCCCACAGTCTCTAATTGAGACCTCGGGCGCTGCACCTACTTCACTAACCGGTGGTTCACTCAACTACGATCCAGTGTTGATCTCACTAGTTCGCCGTGCAATGCCTAACCTCATTGCATATGATATCTGCGGCGTTCAGCCAATGACCGGCCCAACTGGTTTGATCTTCGCACTACGTCCTTCATATAACTCACAGCTAGCCGCTCAGGGTGCTGCTGGTTATGAAGCAATGTACTACGAAGCCAACACAGGTCAGTCAACTCTTACTGCCGGCAACACCACATTGGGTCAAGCTGCTGGTGACGTTGGCGGTATCTACGGCTTCTCAAATACCGTAGTCGCTTCTGGTAACTCATCAACCTATAACTTTGCTGGCGGCATGAATACTGCCCAGGCAGAAGCTCTAGGCGCTTCAGGTAACTCTGACTTCGCACAGATGGCATTCTCAATTGAGCGTGTTTCTGTAACTGCAAAGTCACGTGCCCTAAAGGCTGAGTACTCAATCGAACTAGCTCAGGATCTAAAGGCCATTCACGGTCTAGATGCTGAGACAGAGCTATCAACAATTCTTTCAGCAGAAATTCTTGCTGAAATCAATCGTGAAGTAGTTCGTTCAGTAGTTCTAACTGCAACACAGGGTGCTGCTGGTACAACAACTGCCGGTACATTCGATCTAGACGTTGACTCAAACGGCCGTTGGTCAGTTGAGAAGTTCAAGGGTCTAATGTTCCAGATTGAGCGTGAAGCTAACGCAATTGCCAAGGCAACTCGTCGCGGCAAGGGCAACATCATCATCTGTTCTTCAGACGTTGCGTCTGCTCTACAGATGGCTGGTGTTCTAGACTACACACCTGCTCTAAACAGCAACAACCTACAGGTTGATGACACGGGCAACACATTCGCAGGCGTTCTAAACGGCCGCACTCGCGTATATGTCGACCCATATGCTGGTGGTAACTTCGCAGTAGTCGGCTACAAGGGCGCATCTGCCTTTGACGCTGGTCTTTTCTACTGCCCATATGTTCCACTACAGATGGTTCGTGCAGTTGGTCAGGACAGCTTCCAGCCCAAGATTGGCTTTAAGACCCGCTACGGCATGGTCGCAAATCCCTTCTCAGCTGGTGCCACAACCTCCGACGGTTCACTAGTACAGAACACCAACGTGTTCTACCGTCGCTTCCTAATCAACAACATCCTATAATGTAGGATTAAAAACAACTATAACAGGTTGTTGATTAAACTAAAAGGGCTGCTCATAAGGCAGCCCTTTTTTTATGCTTCGTCTTCTTCGTCTTCTTTTTGAAGATTGCGTCCCAGTTGTCTTCGAATTTCTTTCTGGGTACATTCATAGGTCTTGGCTTACTGCCTTTCCCACCTGTATTCATATTAGCTAATCTCAAACTTAAGTGTAATCGGCTTACGTAGAACTTCCATCATCGCGTGTCTACGATCAATGTTTACCTTAGTTGCACGATACTCCTCTTTCTCTTCTAGATTCCAGCCAAGATAGATTGCATCAGCAAAGCCCCACGCTACAGCTTCGTCCGCTGTCAGGTGGACGTTGATCTTCTCACGCATACTCTGTAGAAGCATATTCTTAATCCGTGCTTCGGAGTGCGTCTTAAACTTGCCCTGCTCACGTAGGCGAGCCACATAGATACGCAGCATCATCTCTACTGCCTTACGGCGCTCGTTGTCCTCCGTCTCTACCTCTTCGTCCAGTGCTTCAATTACGTATGTACCACGATGAAACATGTACGTAGCTGGTGGACGAATAATAAACTTGTCAGCAGCTAGTGGGATCAACGAGGTCATTGATCTGGCGTGTTTGGTGGCGACAACTGTAATGGGATTGGGGCAAGCTAAGATCGCAGAGAACATCTTCATGCCCTCTTCCCAGCAGCCACCACACGATGACATATTGACTACAATAGGTCGATGCTTGTCTATAGACGATAGAACGTCTAGATTAAGTTCGAACCTGTCTGCCATGTTGAAGTCCACACCTGGCTCTGCGCCCTCATTACCCATAAGAGTAGGATCGCCGCCGATGTAGATTGAAAACGTATCTCTGTTAATTCTGTATGCATGGATATCATCCAGATAATGATCGCCCAAGCTTCTCTTTCTCATTACATTAATACTCCATTTCAGATACAAAAAAAGGGAGAGAGCCGAAACTCTCTCCCCTCTTAACTAGGTTTTAGCCTAGTGGATTGTAACCGATCGCAGTAAGAGTACGATAGCCAGCAGCGATAACGCTACGGGGCGCAGTACCCATCCGATACTTGCTAACAGTTGCACCCTTCTTTGTGGTGCGCTTGTTCGTGAAGATCGGAAAGCCTTCAGTGCGGAGACGGAAGATCGCCTTGCTCACTGAGTTGGGCGAATAACCGAAGCGGCTGGCAATCTGCGACTGCGAAAGTTCAGCACCTTCGACAAGAGCAGAAAGAAGACGATCGGACTTCGAAACGGTATTGGTATTGGTATTCATAAATTAACTCCTAAGTTTCAGTTTCACATCAAACGGCATAACAATTATCACCGTATATACATAGTACTATATTCAGTCATACATGTCAAGTACTTTTTTACATTTCTTCTACCTCATTGTTTTCATTACAAATTAAGCATAGGTATCTTCGTTCTTTAGCTGGCTAAAAGCCGCTTCATAGCCAAATTCTAAGAACACGGGTGACTTCAACAAAGAGGTAGGGCTAATATGAACATCGTGTGCTACTACCTGAGTGTTGATGAACTTAGCAGCACTAATAGTAAAGAGAATTTGTTGCGTAAGAGGATCAATTTCATCTAACACGGGCATCAAAATGTTGTCATACAATTCGTCTGTACGTGTTAGAATATCTCTATCAAGCTTTTCTACGCCAAGAGCCTTGGCAAGAGCAAAGTGCGTGGTAGAACAGAAATAGCAATTGTTCTTTCTGCTAATGTACGCAAACAAGAACTCTCTATGTCCTCGCGTAAAGTTACCTGGCCACTTTGATTCGTATATACCTTTAGTCAATACGATATCTAAGATAGCATGAAACTTGTGCCAAAGTTCTTTGTTTTCTTTTAGCATCGACGGCATTGTTTTAGGCAAATTATACTCCTCTTATAATTTATAATAATTCATCTACATTGAATGGTGGACAGAGTTAGATTCGAACTAACGTAGCCATTAGGCAACAGATTTACAGTCTGTCGGTTTTAACCACTCACCCATCTGTCCAAAAATAAAAATAGATACAACACGTTTTGGCGGAAGGGGTGAGATTCGAACTCACGGTAGGCTTTCACCTACGACAGTTTTCAAGACTGTAGCAATCAACCGCTCTGCCACCCTTCCGTATTTGGTATCCGCAGTCAGACTCGAACTGACACTATAAAGATTTTAAGTCTTTTTCCTCTACCGATTGGGATATGCGGACGTACTTATATGGCGGTCCCTGCTGGACTTGAACCAGCGACCCACAGCTTAGAAGGCTGTTGCTCTATCCAACTGAGCTAAGGAACCAAATTAGTTATTCGTGTTCCCTGCCAGCTTGAAAGGCCGCTTCTAACCACTTTAGAATTGTCGCAAAATCTTTCATAGGATAATCAGAAATCTGCAACAAATTTTTAAAATCGACATACATATCTTCTAGCTTATCTTGTTCATCAAGCCAGTATGATACTTTTTTGTACTTGTATTCGTCCATTAGGCGCTTTTACGCTCCGCGTTGTAGTGTAGATGGAGCATACGTTCTGCCCAATCAATATAGTCAAGCTCTTCTTCATCAAGCTTGTATCCTCTGCGATACCTAAAAGACAGCTTATCTGCTACCTTTTCGATACTGTATACGCCATCTTTCAGTGTAGGAAAACTATACTGTTTGACGAACCGCATTTCGAAATCTCCTGTGTTGCTTCTGATTTACAATAGCCATAATACGCTATTATATTTAATGTGTCAAGCGAAAAGGCACAAAAAAACAAACTTTTTTCTTGACTATAAGTACATTATGCGGTATAATGAATACAATCAGCAACTTAACTTAAGGTAAAAACGTGGCAAGTATCAACGACCAACCACAGAACATGAACTTTTTATCGCCTCTTGGCTACAAGTTTATCTTGAGCAAGATACCTAACTTTGTGTACTTTGTTCAAAGTGTTGATTTCCCAATAACAAAATTGAACGAAACAAAAGGCATACAGACACCTTTCAGCAGAATTACCGTTCCTGGCGATCACTTGTCATATACTAACTTGTCTGTCACTTTTAAGATTGACGAAGACATGAAAGGTTATTTTGAAATTTTTGACTGGATCACAGCAATAGGTAAGCCAGATAACTTTGATCAGTATAAAGATATTGCTGCACAAAGTCGAACTAGCGGCTTAGGCGCATTGGTAGACGCAAACTTGTTGATTTTGAGTAGCGCAATGAAACCCAACATTAAAATCACATTTCAAGATTTGTTACCTATTTCAATATCTGGTCCAAAATTTGACTCGACACAAACAGACGTAAATTACGTAACAGCCACAGCAGTATTTAAATTCAATCAGATCACATACGAAAGACTGTAATTTTTAACTTATAGGATGATTTTATTATGACTTTGGATGAGATATTCGATCTCTGGTCAAAAGACTCAGAGATCAACACTTCTGCTATTAGCGAAGAAGCAATCAAGATCCCTAAACTACACAACAAGTACTTTAAACTTTTGTCTGCTGAAAGACTAAGTTTAAAGAAACTTGAGTCTAACTACAAGCAATTATATCTAGACAAGTATGAATACTTCATGGGCACTCTTGATCAAGATAGTTTGATTGAACACAACTGGAAGCCTAATCCTCGTAACATTCTCAAGTCAGATATACCTATGCACTTAGATGCAGATCAGGATATCATCAACCTGACTTTGAAGATTGCTTATCAAAAAGAAAAGATAACAGCATTAGAGTCGATTGTCAAGAACGTCATTGAACGTGGTTGGATGATCCGCAATTATATCGAGTGGCAGAAGTTTACCAGCGGCACAGCATGACCGATATTCTAAGAATCTCTAAGGTAAACGAAACGTTTATCAAAATAGACTGTGAAGCTTCGGTAGCATATGAGCTATCGGATCACTTTACGTTTATGGTGCCGAACGCTAAGTTTCATCCGCTGTTTAAGAACAAAGTTTGGGACGGTAAAATTCGTCTCTTCAACGTTATGACAAAGCAACTCTATGCTGGTCTTCTTAACAACGTAATGGCTTTTGTTAGCGCTAGAGATTATGAGATTGAATATCTGTCAGAGTTTAATGATGTGCCGTTCTCGTTAGCAGAAGCTACAGAGTTTACAAAGCAATTAAATTTACCTGCTAACATACAGCCTAGAGACTATCAGATTGAAGCTTTAGCACATGCAGTCAGAAAAAGCAGAGGTCTATTGTTATCGCCTACTGCTTCTGGTAAGTCTTTGATCATCTATACAATTGTAAAGTACTTCAGACAGAAGACTTTGATCATTGTGCCTACGATCTCTCTTGTCAGTCAGATGGCTTCTGACTTTGAATCGTATGGTTACACAAAGCCAATACACAGAATCTATTCTGGTGTAGAGAAAGAAACAAGTGAAGATATTGTTATCTCTACCTGGCAGTCAATCTATAAGATGCCGGTAAAATGGTTCTCACAGTTCGATGTTGTAATTGGTGACGAAGCACACTTGTTTAAAGCTAAGAGCTTAACATCTATTATGGAAAAGATGAGCAACTGCAAGTATCGTTTTGGCTTTACAGGTACTCTAGACGGCACAGAAACAAACAAGCTTGTTCTAGAAGGACTCTTCGGACCAGTTAAGCGTGTAGCATCTACAACAGACTTGATTGAGCAGAAGTATCTTGCAAAATTAAAGATTAAAATTCTTTTGATGAAATACACAGATGATGTTAGAAAGCAATGCAAAGGCTTAGACTATCCTGGAGAAATGGATTTCATCGTAAGACATGCAGGAAGAAACAAGTTTATTAAAAATTTAGCTTTATCTTTGTCGGGAAATGTGTTACTATTATTCCAGTATGTAGATAAGCATGGTAAAGAGTTATATCTTTCTATCAATGATACTACATCAGACAGAAAAGTTTTCTTTGTTCACGGCGGCGTAGACGGCGATGAGCGCGAGAGAATTCGTAAGCTAGTAGAGACAGAGAAAGACGCAATCATCATTGCTTCATCTGGTGTGTTTTCCACTGGAGTAAATATAAAGAACTTACACAATATTATATTTGCTTCACCTAGCAAGTCTAAGATTAAAACGTTGCAGTCTATTGGTCGTGGTCTAAGAACATCAGATACTAAAGAAAGTGTAACGTTGTTTGATATAGCAGATGATCTTTCATGGAAAACAAGAAAGAATTTTACACTAGAACATTTTAAGGAAAGAATGAAAATTTATGTTGAAGAAGGGTTTGATTACAAGATTTATAACATCGACCTTCAGTAAGAAACCTGAAGAAGATATTTACATATCTCTTCATTTGGTAACTACTGATATTGTTTTGGGTAAATTTGTCTCTGTTAATAGCAAGAGTACAAGTATCTGTCACCCAGTCGTTGTTAAGTTTGGCGTCAATGAAGACAACGCTTCAGCGTACATGTACTTTGTAAATTACAACCAACTTTCAATGAAAGAAAATTTAGTTGTGGCTTTTGAAAACACAAACATTGTATCTGCTTCAGAGGTAGATTCTGAAGTCATCGGAAACTATATAGATTTTACCTCAAAAGATAAAAAGATGAAAGATGATATTAAGAAGACTAAAGAGGAGGCAGAGCCTCCAGAGGCTGCGCCTCAATCTTTAAAAGATGAGATAACACAGAAAGCACTAGCATCGGTAGTTTCTAAAGCGTTCAGGGACTTTAAAGTTACTATTCATTGAACAGGCACAGACCTGATTATACACACAATTTGAACTTTGTCAACACATTCATGTTAGGATAAATTATGATAGCAAAAACTCACAAGCCAAAACACTACGTAGACAACAAAACTCTCTACGAAACGCTGATTAAATTCAAAAACAGCAAAAAAGAAGCTTTGGCTCTAGGTACTAAACCGCCTAGAATACCCGAATACGTGGGTGTTTGTATCTTTCAGATTGCTACAAGGTTAGCTACAAAAGGTAACTTCATAAATTATTCTTATAAAGATGAAATGATTTCAGATGGTATTGAGAACTGTATTCAATACATGGACAATTTTGATCCAGAAAAATCAAAAAATCCATTTGCATATTTCACGAGAATCATCTATAATGCTTACATACTTCGTATTCAGAAAGAGAAGAAACAAACCTATATCAAGTACAAGTCGTTTGAACATTCTATTGTAAGCAACGAATTCTTCTCAACATCGGACAGCGATGATTCGTTTATCTCTGATGCCAAGTCACACGAAAACATGCATGAATTTGTAAGAGACTACGAGAAAAAGATGAGTGAAAAGAAATTGCCAAAGGAAGTCAATCTTGTAGGTCTTGAATTGCTAAACAAGGATACTACCAATGTTTAATATTGATAACAATATGCCACCGATCATTACTCATATGTTAACTGAACTTTTTAATGAAAAGAATTCACGCAACACCCGTGAGAACTATAAGCGTAGCGTAGACGATATTCGTAAGTGCTGTGAGCTTGCAATTAAAACCTATGACTCACAGGTAGCTATGCTCAACATGAAAACACCTTCCTTCAAACAAAAGAAACGCTAATATGAAGATTGCGCTGATTACAGACCAACACTTTGGTGTTAGGAATGACAGCCCTGTGTTTCATGATTTCTTTGAAAAGTTTTATACAGAGTTTTTCTTTCCTTACCTGAGCGACAACAACATCTCTGAGATCATTGATCTTGGTGATACTTTTGATCGTAGAAAATACATTAGCTTCTACTCGTTGAGTAGGGCAAAGAAGTACTATTACGAAGAAATGGTAAACAGGAAACTGAACATCACTTCTATCGTAGGCAACCACGTTATTCCGTATCGCAACACATTGTCGATCAATGCGCTTGATCTACTGCTTAAAGAATACAGCAACGTCAAGACTGTTGCAGAACCTAAAGAAGTTGTGTATGATGATACAAAGATATTGCTTGTGCCGTGGATTTGTGATGACAACTATGATCAGACCATGGAACTCATTGCCAAGACTGATGCACAGATTGTTTTCGGTCACTTAGAACTAGGTGGCTTCGAGATGTACAAGGGTGCAGTTCATGACGATGGTATGGACTCAGGCGTGTTTCAGAAGTTTGATGTTGTCTGCTCTGGTCACTATCACCACAAGTCTTCACGTGGTAACATTCATTATCTAGGTTGCCCGTATGAGATGACCTGGTCAGATTACAATGACACTAAAGGCTTTCATATTTTTGATACCGAAACAAGAGAGTTGACATTTGTAGAGAATCCATATAGAATGTTCTTTAAGCTTATCTACGATGACACAGATACAACCTTAAATGCGCTTGTCGAACAAGACTTCTCCGTATACAAGAACACGTATGTCAAAGTTATCGTAAAAGCAAAGAACAATCCATACTGGTTTGATATGTTTATTGATAAGCTTGAAAAAGCAGGTACAGTTAACATTCAAGTCGTGGACGATCATCTCAACTTGAACTTAGAGAGCGATGATAACATTGTGAATGAAACAGAAGACACGCTTACAATCTTACGTAAGTATGTTGACAATCTAGAATTAGATGCAGACAAAGCGGCATTAGATGATTTGATGCGCTCGCTATATGAAGAGGCATTGTCGATAGAGTGATATATTTTAAAACAGTACGTTGGAAGAACTTACTCTCAACAGGAAACGTCTTTACAGAAGTCAAACTTAATCAGTCGTCTTCTACGCTAATCATTGGCGAGAATGGCAGTGGTAAGTCTACTTTTGTTGAGGCTATTTCTTTTGCGCTGTATGGTAAACCATTCCGTAAGATCAATAAGCCACTGCTAGTTAATTCTATCAACAACAAAAATCTTATTGTTGAAATTGAATTCTCTATTGGTAAAAAAGAGTATTTTATTCGCAGAGGTCTAAAGCCTGCTGTGTTTGAGATTCTTGTCGATGGTGTGCTGCTTAATCAAGAAGCAGCATCTAAAGACTATCAAGAAATTCTAGAGAAGAACATTCTGCGTCTAACGCACAAGTCTTTCTCACAGATCATTACACTAGGTTCTTCTACATTTGTACCGTTCATGCAGCTACCAGCAGCATCTAGGCGTGAGTTCATCGAAGACTTGCTAGATATTCAAATCTTTTCTACAATGAATATTCTTTTGAAAGACAGAGTTCAGAAGAACAAGGACGATATCGCCGCATGTGCTACAAGAATATCGTTGTGTGAGCAAAAGATTCAATTGAATAAAAGGCACATTGAGTCTATGCGCCAAAACAATGACGAGATCATAGAGATCAAGCAGAACAAGATCAATGAACACAACTTCATGATCGAAGAGGTAACAATCTCACGTGACGATTCAGCAAGAAAGCTTGGTGATTATACTCCAGTTGTTGCCGATCAGACAAAGCTTATATCTAAGCTAAAGAAGATCAACTCTCTTCAGTCTGAATTGCAGTATAAGATCACAGACTGCTCCAAGCATATTGACTTTTTTGAGAAGCACGATGAGTGTCCTACCTGTACTCAAGATATTGAAGCTGGAATAAAATCATATAAGCTCGAAGAGGGCCGCAATAAGTCTAAAGAATTGACTGACGCGATTGTGAAGTTAAAAGAAGAACAAGACAGGGTAGATGTTCGTCTTAAAGAAATTGAAACTGCTCAGGATCAGATTGACCTTCTGTATGCAGAGATTAATGACTGCAACAACAAGATTGCAATGTATACACGATACAACGCAGAACTACAGAAAGAAATAACCAATCTTAATGTTCAGCAAAAAAAGATTGAGACAGATGCTACCGAGTTAAATGCTGCCAAAGCAGAGCTAGTTGAGATTGAAACAGAAAAAGAAAAACTGACCAACGCAAGAACATTACTCAGTACTGCTGCGCTTCTATTGAAAGACGGTGGTATTAAAACAAAGATCATCAAGCAGTATGTGCCTGTGATGAACAAGTTGATCAACAAGTACCTTGCTGCAATGGACTTCTTTGTTCAATTTGAATTAGACGAAAACTTTGATGAGAAGATTAAGTCTAGGTTTAGAGACGAGTTTACATATGGTTCATTCTCTGAAGGCGAGAAAATGCGTATTGACTTGTCGTTGCTCTTCACATGGAGAGCAGTATCTAAGTTACGTAACAGCGCCAGCACAAATCTGTTGATTATGGACGAAGTGTTTGATAGCTCTCTTGATACTTCAGGTACAGAAGAGTTCTTTAAGATTCTAAGTTCAGTGACAGCAGACACCAACGTATTCATTATTAGTCACAAGGGAGATCAACTATTTGATAAGTTCTCTAGTGTGATTAAATTTGAAAAAGTAAAAAACTTTAGCCAGATAGCAAACAACTAGGAGATATATTATGACAAGCAATACAGATATCAATGTTACCAATTATAATCTAACAGATTTTAATAGCTCTTATACGATTAAGCTTGATGACGTTGTGATTCCAGGTGGAGTAATCACAGTACCGGCAGCTTCACTAGGGTATTCTAGTTCAGTAGCAGGATTGAATTATTCAATGCAGTATGATCCATCAAAATGGTCTATCGGCGTAGGTAATATTGTAGATTACAATTACATTCAAACTGAAGAAAAGACACCAGAGCCAGAAGAAACACAAGATAATTTGATTACACTAGAAGAAGTCTTGACTCTTGCAAATATTCAAAAGAAGCTGTATAATCAATCAAAGCAAATGGGTTGGCATAATAAGCCACGCGACTTTGGTACAATGATTGCTCTATGTCACTCTGAACTATCAGAAGCACTAGAGGGCGCCCGCAAAGACTTGTGGGACGATCATCTAACACATCGTCCTATGCCAGAAGTTGAACTTGCTGACTGCATCATTCGTATTCTTGATCTAGCTGGTCGTGAGGGCTATGACGTTGCCGGCGCTCTAGCAGAGAAGCATGAGTACAACAGAACACGCGCAGATCATCAGCTAAAGAATCGTGAAGCAGAAGGTGGGAAGAAGTTCTAATGGCAATTCTCAAACTAGTAGATGCGTCTAACCTTATTCTAAAACAGAAGATGGAAGATTTTGATTTTACAAATCCTCCTATTGATCCTATTCAGTTAGCAAAAGACCTAGCAGAGACTATGATCGAAAACAAAGGTCTAGGTCTTGCTGCTAATCAAGTTGGCTTACCATACAGAGTATTTGTACTCACTGGTAGTCCGATCAATGCATGTTTTAATCCGAAAGTAGTTGACAGCACAAGTGAAATGGTGTATCTTGATGAAGGCTGCTTAAGCTATCCTGGCTTGGTTGTAAAGATCAAGCGACCAAAGATGCTAAGAGTTCGTTTCACTATGCCCAATGGTGAGACTAAGACTGAAAAATTTGACGGTATGACTGCACGTTGCTTTCTACATGAACTAGATCATCTCAATGGTATTGTTCATTTAGACCGCGCTCATCCTTATCACAAGGAAAAGGCAAAGAAGGCACGTAAAGCATACGAAAAGATCCTTGCGAGAACAAAGTAATATTTGGAGATTGTTATGACAGACGAAGTTAAAGTTGACGAAACAACACAGTACGAAAGTCTTATTGGTGTAAAAGAACCCACTGCTGAAGAAGAGTCGCCGTTTCTTGATTTGTTGCCAGAACTAGAGCAATCTACTGACAAGGAATGGAAAAAACATTGGGTTGGAATGCCCGAATTCAAGCAAGAAGAAAATCCAGCGTACAAGACCATCTATGTTCATTTTCGTAATGAAGAAGACTATAAGGAATTCTCAAAGCTTATTGATCAGTCTTTGACTGACAAGACAAAAAGCATTTGGCATCCAAAGCTTGATCGTGAAGCAAATGCACTACGTAGGTGGATTGAAACGAATGACTAATCCAAAGAATCCAGTCTACATTATCAGCAAGGGTCGTGCCGACTCTATGTTGACTTCTAGATCATTGTCTAGAATGAAAGTTAATCATTACATTGCAATTGAACCGCAAGACAAAGAACCTTACGAAGCTGCACTAGATAATTTTGGTATTCGTGATTATGTTACGTTACTAGTTGCGCCGTTTAGCAATCATGGTGATGGACCTGGTCGTGCTAGAAACTGGTGTTGGGATCATGCTATCTCTATCGGTGCTGAAAAGCATTGGGTGTTAGATGATAACATTGTAGATTTTTATCGTCTAAATGAAAACATTCGTATTCGTGTCGAGTCTGGTGCTATCTTCAAAGCAGCAGAAGACTTTGTTGATAGATATGAGAATGTGCCTATCTCTGGCTTTCAGTATCGGTTCTTCATTGCACCAAATCAAAAGTACCCACCTTACGTAAAAAATACTCGCATTTATTCTTGCTTGTTAATCTCGAATGACTGCAAGTATCGCTGGCGTGGTCGTTACAACGAAGACACCGATATCTGCCTACGTGTACTCAAAGATGGTGATTGCACAATTCAGTTCAATGCTTTCTTGCAAGGTAAAGCTGCTACACAGACTGTCAAAGGTGGCAACACTGCTGAGTTCTATCACGCTGAAGGCACTCAAGACAAAAGCAAGTGGAGAGACGGCCAGCTTAATCCAGAGGGGACAGTCAACAAGTCACAGATGCTAGTCGATTTGCATCCAGACGTTGCCACGATGGTCTGGCGCTACGGCAGATGGCATCATTACGTTGACTATAGTCCGTTCAAGAAAAACAAGTTACGTTTAAAACAGAACGTTGAATTGAACAGTTTTGCTAAAGTTGATAACTATGGTATGAAACTAGTTAAATTAAAAAAGGAAGATATTGAATGATTGAACGTATTTTTATACCTACTGTTAATCGCGTAGATAATCAAATTACGTTCAACCATCTTCCAGATGAATTAAAGAAACGTGTCACAATGGTTGTACAGTCTTGGGAAAAAGACAAGTACAACTACGATTGTGATTATCTTGTCTTACCAGAAGAAGTAAATCTTAATGACTATTATTGTATTTCGAAAACACGTAAAATTATTTACGAAGCTGGACAAGATATTAAATATGCGGTTTTAGATGACGATGTTGAATTTGGTAGAAGAAATGCCAAATACTGGACTCGTATATCTAACATGGAAATGTCCAAGCGTAAAGCTACACAAGATGATGTACTTCAGATGTTTGATCTATATGACAACTGGCTAGACGATAAAGAAGTAACAGTTTGTGGTTGTGGTCTTAGTGAGAATCCACCACAAGATAAGCCGTACTCTGAAAATTCTTCTTTGAGTAGTGCTTTGTGGATTAATGGTAAACACTTTAAAGATGTTTTGCCTGAATTAGAACTTACAAAAATTAAAGTAGCAGAGGACGTACTATTTCTTTTAAGCCTTTTGAATAGAGGATATGGAAATCGTGTCAGTCAAGAATTTATTGTTTTCAATAACAGCGCACATAAGAAAGATATGAAGTCTGCTATCTGGGACGAACAAACATATGAAAATACATTACGTGATCATAAGATTTTAGAATCAATGTTCCCAGGAATCTTTACTATTCTGTATGACGAAGACGGCAAAAGAACTTCTGGTGGGTTTAGAGATTTTGGTAAATCAAAAATTCTATGGAGTAAAGCATTTAAAAAAAGAGTAGATAACGACAATCCATTCTTAGAATATCTATAAATACATTATACAGAGGAAAAGTATATTATGGTTAAAACTGTGACAACACAATACAAATACAATGAAGATAAATCTCTAGCAGAGATTGCTTCATACATTGACGCAACGTATGGTCAGCATTATTCTCAGAACAAGTATCAAGCAACAGAGTTCATCATTGATGGTGGCCACGGTACTGGCTTCTGCATCGGTAATGTTCTCAAGTATGCACAACGTTATGGTCGTAAAGGTTCGCCAAAAGATTGGCGAAGTGACTTGCTAAAAGTAATTCATTATGCTATTATACAATTGCATGTACATGAACTAGAAAATAATGGTAAAGTTTGAACACATTCAAGATGGAGTAGATGCCGTTGTAATTGATGGTCTTTATTCCTATGATCAAATGGCTCAGATAATGACTGAGTTAAAATGGCTGACAAAACCCAATATTCTTAAATCAGACTTAGATAATTTAGGTGCATCGACTTCAATTACAACAGGCGATTATGGTGCCTCTAAAAAAGGTATCTTCTTAGAACAGGTATTTGTTAACTGGCAGCACTCTGCATTAATGAAGCATTGTTTTGAGAATTTTGAAAAACCAGAAATAAAAGCTAAACTAATAAGCTTGAATCCGTTATATAAAATATTCTATGCTTGTGACATGAGAACACATCTTCTTTCTTATTATGAAAATTCAGACTTTTATAAAGTACATTGTGATGCTACAGTATTCACTATACTCAATTACTTTAATGTAGAGCCTAAAGAATTTGAAGGTGGAGAAGTAATACTTCATTCTTTCAATGGAGAAAGACGCCATAAGATTGCTATAAATAACAATAGAATCATACTGATATCTGGTAATACAAAACACGAAGTTACAGAAATTAAGTCAGACTGTGGACTAGGTAATGGAAGATATTGTAATGCTGTTTTTTTAAATGTTAAAAATAACTGAGTTGAGGATATAAAATGGAAATTAAAATTCCCGTAGAAGAATTGCAAAAGCGAAAACTATTCGTAGCAACACCCATGTATGGTGGTATGTGTGCGGGTATGTTTACAAAGTCATGTAATGATCTTTCTGCCCTTGCAGTAAGATATGGCATTGAAGTTCGTTTTTATTACCTATTCAATGAGTCATTAATCACACGCGCAAGAAACTATTGCTGTGATGAGTTTATGCGTTCAGATTGTACGCATATGATCTTCATTGACAGTGACATTGGTTTCAATGCTAATGACGTTATCACAATGCTTGCTCTACAGTCAGATGAAAGTGAATATGATGTTATTTGTGGTCCATATCCCAAGAAGTGTATCTCATGGGAAAAGATCAAGACTGCTGTAGATAAGGGTGCTGCCGATCAAGATCCTAACGTTCTAGAGAAGTTTGTCGGCGACTACGTGTTCAACGTGGTAAATGGTACAGGTCAAATGTCTCTTATGGAACCAGCAGAGGTAATGGAATCAGGCACAGGCTTTATGATGTTCCGTAAGTCAACATTAGAGAAGTTTGCTGCTGCATATCCTGAGTTGATGTATCGACCAGATCATGTACGTACAGCAGCATTTGACGGCTCGCGTGAGATCATGACGTACTTTGATGCTCTTATTGATAACAAGCACTCTTACATCAAGAAGCAGATTCGAAAGTTCTATGAAAAGAACCCAAATGCTACCCAAAAAGAAGTTGTTGACTTTATCGACGATGTAGACTATGATGTAGATGGAAACAAATATTCCAAGCGTTACCTATCTGAAGATTACATGTTCTGTCAATGGGCACGTAACATCGGTCTAAAGATTTGGTTGTGTCCATGGATGGGTCTACAGCACGTCGGTACATACGTGTTCGGTGGCACTCTTGCTGATCTAGCATCAGTCGGTGTTGCTGCTACAGCAGATCCAGCCAAACTTGGTAGCAAGAAGTAAGTTTAATTTTTATATATTATAGGAGACTGCAAAATGATTCTAAGCGAAACTACACTGAACGTACTAAAGAACTTTTCTTCAATTAACCCTGGTATTCTATTTCGTCCAGGCAATACTGTGCGTAGTATTTCTGCACACAAGACTGTCCTGGCGAAAGCAGAGGTAGATAACACATTCGATAAGGAATGTGCAATCTATGACCTATCGCGTTTTCTTTCTGCGCTATCGCTCTTTGATAAGCCAGAAGTAACGTTTGGCGACAACTCTGTTTCTATCTCGTCTGATCAAAGCACTCTGAAGTATGTCTATGCTGATCCAGCAAGCATCGTGACTGCTCCCACTTCAGAGTTTGCTTTGCCTGCTGCTGAAGTAACATTCACGCTTAAGGCTGATGATCTAAGTAAGGTACAGCGCGGCGGTGCAGTACTACAGTTGCCTGAGATCATTGTCTCTGGTAACGGCAATACTATCACTCTAAGTGCTGCGAATACGAAGAATCCAACAGTAGACGGTTTCAGCATCGTAATCGGTTCAACTGATAAGACGTTCAATGTTATCTTCAAGAGCGAAAATCTCAAGATGATGCAGAATGATTACACTGTTGAGCTAACTAGCAAGCGTATTGCTAAGTTTGATGCTGCTGGTCTGACTTATTGGATCGCAATGGAAACTGCATCTAGCTTTGCATAAGGAAGACGCGCTCATGGACAACAAGCCAAAAATCTACGAAAGCCCAGATAAAGGCAAAACTGTCTATGAGCGTGACTTTGGCGCAGAACCTTCTACACGTGTGCTGATTATTGATGACAATTATATTATGAATAAAGTGGGAGTAGATTATGGAAGAGTTCCTGTTTGTCGAGAAGTATCGACCAAAGAAGATTGAAGATTGTATTTTACCTGATGAACTAAAAACTGTTTTTCAACAGTTTGTAGATCAGAATAATATTCCCAATTTGTTGCTCACTGGTGGCCCCGGTGTAGGCAAGACTACTGTAGCACGTGCTATGCTAGAACAGATTGGTTGTGACTACATCGTTATCAACGGCTCTCTTAATGGCAACATCGACACGCTGCGTGGAGAAATCTCACAGTTTGCGTCGAGCGTTTCCTTTAAGGGTGGTCGCAAGTACGTCATTCTAGACGAAGCAGATTATCTAAACCCGCAGAGTACTCAGCCTTCCTTGCGTAACTTCATGGAAGAGTTCAGTCACAACTGTGGGTTTATTTTTACTTGCAACTTCAAGAACAAGATCATTGCGCCGCTTCATTCACGATGCTCTGTAATTGAGTTCAAGATCGCAAAGAAAGACAAGGCTAATCTTGCTTCTCAGTTCATGAAGCGAGTGTTCAACATTCTCAAGGCAGAAAATATTGAATATGATAAGAATGTTGTTGCAGAACTAATCACACGATACTTCCCAGATTGGCGCCGAGTTCTAAATGAGCTTCAGCGATATTCTGTTACTGGTAAGATTGATGCTGATATCTTTACAAATCTAACAGAAGATTCATACAAGAGTCTTGTCGGCTTTATCAAAGACAAGAACTATACAAACATGCGTAAGTGGGTAGCAGAGAATTCTGATACTGATACGACAACGCTGTTTCGTTATTTTTATGATAACTGTTATGACTTCATCAAGATGGAGTACATTCCTGCTCTTGTGATTACGTTGGCAAACTATCAGCATAAGGCTGCGTTTGTTGCTGATCAAGAAGTAAACATCATGGCGTGTCTCTCTGAGATCATGCTAGAATGTGAGTTCAAGTGATGAACACTAACGACAAAATACAAGAACTAGGTATGCTAGGTGAAAAGATCATCATCAATCGCCTAAGCAAGAAGGGTCATATTGTAGAGAGTTCTATTGACAAATATGATAGAACTAAAGACCTTATGATCGACGGTAAGCTAAAAGCAGAAGTCAAGACGCAAGTGCCTTTCGTTCTAGAAAACGCATTTACGTTTAAGAGCAGTCAACTTACGAAGTGCCGCAATGTAGATGTGCTGTACTTCATCTCCGTGCCACCACCAAATCACGATGACAAGTGGGCGGGCTGGGTGTTCGAAGCTAAACCTCAAGAGTTCAAAGTGCGTCAACGCAAGACGAGAGATGGTCGAGAGATGCTTCTTATTGATAGAGAGCAAGAAGCACTCAAGCCTATTGCGAAGCTATCTGACGAAGAGATTTTTGAATTAAAAAAATATACTGTTTCTGGATACTAAAGAAATGGCAAATCCATTCGACTTTATTAACAGTATCACTTACTCTAAGAAGAACTTAATTGACGAGTCCGAGTCTCCGGAGCTTATGGAGAAAGAATACGCTCCTTGGGTGGTGAACAAGGGCTTGTCATATTTTGTCGATACAATACTACATGCTAACGAAATGAACCAATTTCACCTGCTTGACAAGAAACTTCAATATGATTATTTGATAAATATAATCAGACCCAAGAAGAGATTCTCTAAATGGGCCAAAAAAGCTCAAAATGATGACATTGATATTGTTAAGGAAACGTACGGCTACTCACAAAAGAAGGCAGAAATAGCATTATCTTTGTTATCTAAGGCTCAAATTAATTCATTAAAACAAAAACAAGAAAAAGGTGGATTGAAAAAATGAGACTAACAGTGGATTCATTAGTGGAGGTCAAGCTCAAAGAGCCAGATGACTTCCTCAAGATCAAGGAGACATTGACCCGTATAGGCATTGCCTCACGTAAAGACAAGACTTTATATCAGTCATGTCATATTCTTCACAAGCAAGGTAAGTACTACATTGTACACTTCAAGGAGCTATTTGCTCTTGATGGCAAGCCTACCGACTTCTCTGACATTGATGAGGGTCGCAGGAATACAATTGTAAATCTTCTAGTCGAATGGGGCCTAACCGAACTAGTTGATAAAGAAAAGGCTAAAGAGCCTTTGACACCACTCAATCAGATTAAAGTAATCTCTTACAAAGAGAAAGGCGAGTGGGCACTAGTAAGCAAATATTCGATAGGCAAGAAATCTTAAATTATAGGTAATAAATTATGCTTGATTATGACAAGAAGTGTAGAATTGTTGACACTAAGATGGATGAGATTGGCCCATGGAAATGGGTCATTGAAGATAACGGTCTCTGGAACATCATTGCTTACGAGTGGCAGCATCTTAAGTCTCTGTGGGGCAAGCACGTTAAGAGCTATAACGTATGCGTACAAGCTGGTGGTGCGTGTGGAATGTATCCTCGCCTCTTGTCTGAGACGTTCAAGCATGTCTACACGTTTGAGCCTAATCCTATTAGCTTTCACTGTCTAGTAAATAACTGCCAGTCGAACAATATCTCGAAGTTCAATATGGGTCTAGGCTCAGAGCCTGGCGTGGCAATGATCAAGACACAAGGTCTAAACAATCTAGGCGAGGCAAGAATTCGTACCGATGGTGATTATAGGATTGTACTTACTACGATTGATTCTTTGTTTCTTGATGCCTGTGATTTTATTCAGCTTGATATCGAAAACTACGAATTAAATGCCCTACATGGTGCAGCAGAAACTATTCGTAAGTTCAAGCCAGTTATCAGCGTAGAAAACGGCAGCGAAGAAATTCTAAACTTCTTGAAGTCGTTGGCTCCTTACGAACACGTAGGAAGTTTTGGCATCGGCTCAGATAGGTCTGATGACGTTTACAAGGTAATCTGATGGCAGAGCAATGGGCTCATCAAGGATATGTACACATGCGCCCAGACCCTACAGTTTGGGAATGGGATGTCGTTGGAGATAAATTGATGACTGTTAAAGTTCCTAGAGAAGTGTCTTGGAAAAGACGTTTCATTACAAAAATTATACTGGGAAGCACATGGACAAGAGTGAAAAAGAAATAAAGACTAGGACTCTCAAGAACGGAAGAGTTGTTCTAGATTTAGAAAAAGCTAAGACTTTAGAAGTCTATACAAAATGTCCAGGCAAATGGCTTTTGACTGACCTAGAAACAGGTCAGAGTTATATCGGTAATTACGGTAATGGATCGTTCTGGAAAAAAACTTCAAGAAAGTACTTGACAATTGACTAGCCAACATATATATTGATGCCGTCTCTATGCCTTACGGGTAGAGGCACTTAACAATAACCTCGCTTAATAAGGAGAAACTTATGCGTACACTATATGACACGTTCCCTGGATTCGACCGTCTTTTCATCGGCGGAGATCAAATTCTCAAGCAGCTAGAAACACTAGCTAATAATGCTACTAAAGTAGCATCAAATTACCCTCCATATAATATCAAGAAAGTCGATGACAACAAGTATGTCATTGAGATGGCTGTTGCTGGTTTCACTAAGCAAGACGTTACTCTTGAAATGGAAGACGACAAGCTGATTGTCAAGGGAAAGATGGAAACAATGGATGATCTAACGAAGGATGGCTTAGAACAGACTTATCTCTATAAAGGTATTTCTGATCGTGCTTTTACTCGTCAGTTCACACTTGCTGACTCTGTTGAAGTTCGTAATGCACAACTTCTAAACGGTATGCTCAAGATTTGGCTCGAAGCCATTATCCCAGAGCATAAAAAGCCGAAGAAGATTGATATTAATGATGAAGCAGATAAGACTGCTGATAGCAAGAAGAAGTGATATGAAAAGGGGGGAGCTAAAACTCCCCCCGATTCTTTAGAGCCAACCAGCGTACTGATGTGTATGCTTGATGCGGTCTTCTAGACCAATTGTACCGCCGTTTACTTTCTTTGTAACAGCAGTAATTGTAGCATCGTCTGTACCCTTGTCGCAGAGTTCCCAGATATGATTCTTTTCGAAGAACCACATTGCTGACTCAAATGCAAGTTCACCTGAGATTAGGTCTGGGTTGGTCATAATGTCTGGACGCTTACAGTAGTCAGAGAATGCCTTATAGTTATCTTTGCCAGTTAGTTGTAGTGCGCCACGACCACGATACTTGTAACCATCGCCAGAATGTTCATCGCCGTTGCCCATACGACCACCATATACCTTGTTAGCAATCTTCTCTGGTTGACGAGCGTAGGGCGTAGCGTGATCTAGGTCTGGGAAATACTTGTGAAAAATCTTTGTTAGACCATCAGCAGAATAGTTTAGGTTCTCAGAGAATGCCTTAAAGTTGCCTGATTCGTGGGCAGTCTGGGCAAAGAAGTGAGCAGCGCGATTCTTTGGTAACTTATAGAACGCTACGGCAGCCTTGAATGTGCCTGGACCCCAAGCGCCGTCTGCTGTTACGCCAATCTTCTTTTGTAGATCAATTAGTGACATATACACTTCTCCTTTGTTGGAATGCCTTACTCGCATATTTATAAATACTCGTAGAGACAGAAAAGGCAAACTATGCGTAAATTTAACAGATATCTTAATGAAGACATCCAACTCACATTAGAGTATCATGATGAGTTGAATCCCACTATCTGGGAAGAAAACGCTACGATGAAGCCAAAAGTTCTAGACAGGCTTTTACAAATTGGCAAAATGTGGGCAGAGTTCTCTCGTATTCCAGAAAGTGCAGTACGAGACATTACACTCACTGGAGGTAATGCCAACTACAACTATACGCCATACTCTGATCTAGACGTTCACATTCTAGTTGACATTAGTGCGATTCCAGTTGACAAAGAGTTTCTTGTAGATTACTTTCTAGACAAGAAAGCACTATGGGCATACAAGCACCCCGGCCTAACTGTCATGGGTTATCCTGTAGAGCTATATGCTCAAGACTATAGAGAACAAGTTGCCTCACATCAAGGCGTTTTCTCTCTTAAGAAAAACAAATGGATCTATAAACCAAATATTGAGAACCATCCTGATTTTCATAATGACTCGGCTCTAAAACTTAAGATCGAAGAATACATTAAAACAATTGAAAAGATTTTAACCGAACCTGGCGATCATACTCAAGAAATTAAAAGTCTAAAAGAAAAGTTTCGCATCATGAGATCAGCGGGTATTCACCGAGCTGGAGAATTCTCTAATGAAAACTTAATCTTCAAAGACATTCGCAATCGTGGGTACTTTGATCGCCTAAACAAATATCTAGAACAACAGCGGGTACAACAACTTTCGCTTTACTAGTTGCTCGCTTTCGTATATAATGATGATATGCGCTGTACGTTTACAGCTACCAACTTGAAGGTACAATGAATGTTTGAGAGTTTTTACACTGAGGTCTCGCAACGAGGCAACACTATCTTTCTGCGTGGTTACAACAACGGCCGCAGAATTCAACGCAAAGTCAATTACGCTCCATACTTGTTTGTCTCTAGCAAAGAGAAAAACTCTGAGTACAAAACTCTAGAGGGCAAGTCTGCTGAGAAAATCTCTTTTGAGAACATTCGAGAAGCAAAAGATTTTGTCGAGCGATACAAAGACGTAGGTGGCATGAGCATCTACGGTCTGAATTCATTTCTGTATCCGTTTCTCAACGATGAGTATCCAGGCAAAGTTCAGTACAACCTAGACACAGTTCGTATCATCAATCTAGATATCGAATGTGCGCCCGATGGCGATGATACTGGCTTTCCAAATATTGAAACTGCAAATCAACCAATCACTGCTATCACGTGTAAAGTCAAAGACAAGATCACAACGTTTGGCTGCGGTGAGTTTGAAGTCCATCAATCTAATGTGAAGTATGTGAAGTGCAGCGATGAAAAGCGGCTGCTTCAAGAGTTCATCGGTTACTGGCAGGCTGTTGATCCAGATGTTATTACTGGCTGGAACATTGAGTTCTTTGACGTACCGTACATCATCAATCGTATTGAACGTGTGCTAGATAAAGAACATGCAAAGCGTTTGTCGCCGTGGGGAATGTTAGACGAAAAGAAGATCGACATTCACGGTAACGGCAAAGAGCAGCAGACGTATCGACCGCTCGGTGTTTGTGTTCTAGACTATCTACGCATCTACAAGAAGTTTACATACACACAACAAGAAAGCTATAGACTAGATCACGTTGCTTTTACTGAGCTAGGTGAACGTAAGCTAGACTACTCTGAGTACGGTAGCTTGACTGAGATGTGTCGCAACAACTTTCAAAAGTATATCGAATATAATATTCATGACGTTGAACTAGTTGATCGTCTAGAAGAGAAGCTAGGTCTTCTTGCTCTAGGTCTTACTCTTGCTTATGACGCTAAGATCAAGTATGATGATATGTTCACAAGCATTAGACTGTGGGATATCATCATTCACAACTATCTGCTAGATCGTAAGATCGTTGTACCGTTGCAGAGAGAAAGCACAAAAGACTCGCAGTTCACTGGCGCTTATGTACGTGATCCAAAAGTAGGTATGCACAAGTGGATCACAACGTTTGACGTTAACAGTCTGTATCCTTCTTTGATCGTGCAGAACAACATGTCGCCAGAAACACATGCTGGTAAAGTTAACACGATGAATGTTGATGAACTACTTGCAGGTAAGTTTGACAAGCAATCTATTCTACAAGAAAATAATGTTGCAATGTCTGCCAACGGCGCTTTGTGGAACAAAGAGAAGCAAGGTCTATTCCCTGAGATCGTGTTGAAGATGTATGCTGAACGTGTCGAGTATAACAAACTTAAGAAAGAAGCAAAGCAAGCTAACGATTCTAACGGTGTTTCTCGCTATCACAATCTACAGCTAGTCAAGAAGATTGTTCTTAACAGTTTGTTCGGTGCTACTGGTAATCCAGCGTTTCGTTTCTATCAGAATGATTACGCAGAAGGTATCACTATTCATGGTCAGTTAGCTATTCGTTGGGTTGCACAAGACATTGATGCTTATCTTAACAAACTTCTTAAGACAACAGATAAGCAGTATGTTGTGTACTGCGACACCGACTCTGTGTTCGTCTCGCTGGACGATCTAGTCAAGTCTGTGTTTACTGATACGTCAGATGTGCAGAAAGTCACAGAGTTTGTGAACAAGGTCTGTTCTGATAAACTAGAGCCTGTGATTAACAAGTCGTTTGAACGCCTGAAAGAATACACAAACTCTTATGTCAATCAGATGAAGATGAAGCGTGAGAACATTTGTGACACTGCTATCTTCATTGCGAAGAAGAAGTACATCATGAACGTGTACGACAGCGAAGGCGTTAAGTATGATGAGCCTAAGCTATACATGAAAGGCATCGAAGCTGTTAAGTCCTCGACGCCGTATTCGTGTCGAGAGAAGATTAAGCTTGCACTCAAGATCATCATGCAAGGTAACAACGGTAAGCTTATTGAGTTTATTGATACGTTTAGAGATGAATTCTCTAAGCTGAAGTTTGAAGAGGTTGCCTTTCCTCGTGGCTGCAACGGCATTCTTAAATACAGTGATGAAAAAAAGATATACACTGACGGCACACCGATGCATGTGCGTGGAGCCCTAGTGTATAATGCTCTACTGCGTGAAAACAATCTTGATCGTAAGTACGCAACAGTTAAAGAAGGCGAGAAGATCAAGTTCTGTTATATGAAGCTGCCGAATTCGTTTCGTGAAAATGTAATCTCTTGTCCTGGTGTTCTACCACCAGAGTTGAAGCTAGAGAGATACATTGATTACAATCTACAATTCGATAAAGCTTTCTTTGATCCTATTAGGAGCATCACTAGTGTTATTAAATGGAAAACAGAACACATGTCAACATTGGAGGACTTTCTAAATGGCAACTAAACAAGCAACAGAAATTGATTTTGATTTTGATTTCGGATTTACATCCGCAAGCGAAGACGAGATCAAAGCACCTATTATAAAAGACTTGCAACCCGCAATTTTGATTGCCGCGCAAGGTTATCAGCAGATCATAGACGACCTATTGAAATCAATTGAACCGCTGCTAAACAACCTTGTCAAAGATGCAGACACAAAAGAATACATCTATTGGCCTGATCGTAAAGCAAAAATTGAAGCGTACCGAAAGAAATTACACGCTATCGCAAATGGCAGTTGACATTTTGTTTGATCTAGTATACAATGATGAACAGTGGCATAAACAGGAGATATTATGAGCATTTTAGAAAAACTAAGAAAGAGTTCTACCGTTAAAGAGTCAGACATTCTTTCTGAATCAAAGTTCTTTGAAAAGAAGGACATGATTGCTACGTCAGTACCTATGTTGAACGTTGCATTGTCTGGCCGTCTAGACGGTGGTCTAACTCCAGGTCTTACGATGTTTGCTGGTCCGTCTAAGCACTTTAAGACTGCGTTTTCTCTCATGATGGTCAAGGCATATCTTGACAAGTATGATGATGCAATGTTGTTGTTCTATGACTCAGAGTTTGGTGCGCCTCAGGCGTACTTCCAAACATTCGGTATTGATCCTGCACGTGTGCTGCATACGCCGATCACTGACGTTGAACAGTTGAAGGTAGATATCACTAATCAGTTGAGTACAATCAATCGTGGTGATCACGTTATCATCGTCATTGACTCTATCGGCAATCTTGCTTCAAAGAAAGAAGTCGATGACGCAATGGACGGCAAGTCTGTTGCTGATATGTCGAGAGCAAAGCAGATCAAGTCGCTATTCCGTATTGTTACGCCGCACTTGAACATCAAGGACATTCCGCTTGTTGTTGTCAATCACACGTACATGGAAATTGGCATGTTCCCCAAGGCTATCGTTGGTGGTGGTACTGGTTCGTATTACTCTGCTGATAACATCTTCATCATCGGTCGTCAGCAAGAGAAGGACGGCACTGAACTAACTGGCTATAACTTCATCATCAACGTTGAGAAGAGCCGCTTTGTTAGAGAGAAGTCGAAGATTCCAATTGAAGTCTCATTCACTGGTGGCATCAGTTCATGGTCAGGTCTACTTGAAGTTGCTCTTGAGTCTGGTCATGTTATTAAGCCCAAGAACGGTTGGTATCAGAAAGTCGATATGGAAACTGGCGAAGTTGCAGAGAAGAACTATCGCCAAGCAGATACCAACACTAAGGACTTCTGGCTACCTGTTCTCAAGTCAAAGTCTTTCAGAACATACATTGAGACAAAGTACATGATGGCACACGGTGATATCATGACTGATCAACAGCTAGAAGATATCTACGGTGAAGATTAATGATTGAAGACGTAATTTTTTCACATCTTCTTTACAACGAAGAGTATAGCAGAAAGGTACTTCCTTTTCTGAAGTCAGAGTATTTCCAATCTAGGTCGCACAAGATTACGTTTACTCTGATTGAAAACTATGTGAAGTCGTACAACAAGATGCCTTCTAAAGAGGCAGTCTTGTCCTCGTTGCAGGGATTAGAAAATCTAACTGAAGATGAATTCAAGATTTGCGATGGCGAGATCAACGCACTCAAAGCAGACTTGAATACATCTATTGATTGGTTAACAGACGAAACAGAAAAGTTTTGTCAAGAGAAAGCTGTATACAATGCTATCATGGATTCAATCAAGATCATTGACAAGAAAGATGTTAAGCGTAGTAAGGGTAGTATTCCACAAATTCTTACTGAAGCTCTTGCAGTTTCTTTTGATACTAATATTGGGCATGACTTTATTGAAGATTCTGATCGACGTTATGCGTTTTACCATCTGAAAGAAGAGAAGATTGATTTCGATCTAGAGTTCTTCAACAAGATCACCAAGGGTGGTCTGTCTCGCAAGACTCTGAACATCATTCTTGCATCTACTGGTGTTGGTAAGACTATGTTCATGACGCACTGTGCTTCACACAATTTGACTGTGGGTAAGAACGTACTCTACATCACTATGGAAATGTCTGAAGAGCGTATTGCAGAACGTATTGACGCTAACTTGATGGACATGACGATTGATGATCTTAAAGAACTACCGAAAGAGTATTTTGATAAGAAGATCAGTAAGATCAGAGAGAAGACACGCGGCAAGCTAATCGTGAAAGAGTATCCTACTGCTGCTGCTGGCTCTGCACACTTCAGGCATCTCATTCAAGAGCTACGTATCAAGAAGAACTTTATACCAGATATCATCTATATTGACTATCTGAATATCTGTGCGTCTGCACGTATGAAGATGGGTGGCACAGTTAACAGCTACATGTATGTGAAAGCAATTGCTGAAGAGCTACGTGGTCTTGCTGTAGAGTTCGATCTACCAATTATCTCTGCTACACAGAGTAATCGTGATGCGTATAACTCTTCTGACGTTGGTCTAGACAACACTTCTGAGTCGTTTGCGCTGCCTGCGACTGCTGACCTTATGTTTGCTCTTATCTCTACAGAAGAGCTAGAGGGTCTTAATCAGATCCTAGTTAAGCAGTTGAAGAACCGTTATGATGACCCTGCTAACAACCGACGTTTCGTTATCGGTGTCAACAAAGCTAAGATGAAGTTCTATGATGTTGAACAGTCTGCACAGCAAGATATTCTTGATGGACCGCGGTCTAAGAAAAAGAACGAAGATAAACCAGTTATGGACAACTCTAAATTCGGTGAACGCTACAACGAAGAAGAGACAATGCGTTTTGTAACAAAGAAAGCGGGAAGGAAAGACTTTAGTGGTCTTAAGATTTCATGAACTATAAAATCAAAACAATGAGTAGCCTGTTCTGTATCTTTGAAATTCAAACAAAAGCTATCATTGAGTTTTCTTCTAATGAAACAACAATGAAAAGTCTATGTAAATCATTAAACTCTGGCGCGGCGTTTGATGGCTACACGCCGCGCTTCTTTGCTAGGTCACCAAATGCTTGTAGAATTTAAAGGTAACTTTTCTGTTGAGACTAGAGCAGAGCTAGAAAGAGCAGCAAGATTTTTTGCAGATTGCCTTTTGCCTGACTATTCAATACCTGACATTGAACTTGAAATCGTTCTAACAGAAAAATGGAAGAACGAAAAGGGCAATTGTGAAGTCTTAGACTTTGATGAAAAAGTGCCTACTCTGTTTGTTATAGAAATTGTTGACGATAAGATCGAAGAGCAGATTGAAACCCTAGCGCATGAGATGGTGCATCTTAAACAGTATCATAGGGGCGAGCTAAGAGACGGTAAAGACATTCACGAATTCAAGTGGAATCGTACTCGAATGAACGTAAAGAACATAGATTACCATGATTTACCGTGGGAAATCGAGGCCTACGGTAGGGAAGTCGGGTTGGTGCATAAATACAACAGAAAATACTCAAAAAATCTTGTTGGCCAAGTGCTTGATATCCTTACATAAAATTTTGATGGGTTGTAACCTATTGATTTTGTTATGAATTTAGTTGTTGACAATACCCAAAATCCATGTCATTATATGTAGGCAATGTGAGAGGGGACGTGGTGTCCCTACCTACTTTTGATAATGGAGACTATGATTATGACTACTGATACCAATGTGACTACCGCCAAGTCGTTTAGCCGTGGCGAAAAGCTTAAGATTGCAATTTCGCTGATTAACGCTAATCCTACAATGCCTGAAAGTCAGATCGGCAAGATGATTGCTGACACTCTGGAAATCAAGCTTGGCAATGCTATCCACAACTATTACAAGGCTGTGATCCGCAAGGGTCTGACTAATATTACCAAGCGGGTTCCTGACGCTGGTAAGGCTGTCTTTACCCGCAAGGCAAAGGCGAAGACTGCTCCCGCGACTAAGGAAGTCGCTGTGGAGACGCTGTTGCCGCCCGCTGCTGTTATGCAGACTACTGGCGCAACACTTGTGGTACCCGCTCCTACGCAGCCCAAGAAGATGACTGTAGAAGAGTTCAAGGCTGGTTTGGCCCGCGCTCGCGCTAAGGTTCGGGTAGAAGAAACGAAGCAGAGCGAAGGCGAGATGGAAATTCCGTCTTTCCTGCGCCGCGCTTAATCTATAAAAGGGACAACCAAAATGTCAAATGAATTGGGTTTAATCAAGACCACATATTCCTGCAAAACTGTTAAGCAGATATATGATGCTATCATCGGTGGTCAAATCAATACCAACCCTATCTCTCAACGGGAATCTACCAATGACACTATTGGTTGTCCCAAGGATAGGGGAATCGTTGAATCCATTTTCAATGGTGTTGGTATCGGTATGATTACGTTGCGTGATATTCGTTCTACCAGCGAAGGCCCGCATCTTTATGAAGAAAACATTAAGTTATATTATTCTAACAATGATTTTCTTGTGATTGATGCTGGACACAGGACACGCGCCATTCAGTGTTTTATCAACGGCTTTTTCAAGGTCAGAGTTAATGGTCAGAAAAAGTCCTATACTGAATTGAGTAAAGAAGAACGCGATTATTTTAATAATTTCGTGGTGAATATTGATGAAAAAATTTGTTCTTCACAGCAAGCGATCCTTATTTTCCGTGCTATCAATAAAGGCACTAAGGTTAATGACTATGAAATGATCATGGCTAATGATCAGTCGGAAGTTCTTAAACAGATCCGTATGTTCTATCGTGAATACAAAGAGTATGATTGGAATCAGCCGCATCGTATCTTTGAACTTTCTAAACAGTCTAATAAAGAAGAAAGCACAAAGAATGTGGCGAAGTATCTTGGTTGTACTAACGCCAAGGCACGTTGGGCAAGAGATGTGTCGGTAATTCTCCTCAAGAGTGTTGCCGTTTGTGATCCTGATGCCACTGACAGCGATTTTGATGCTGGTCACGAGGATCTTTCTAGTCTCGTGGAACGCGAAGATAGCAAGGAGTTTACTATTCAGAAGAAGCACATGGATACTATCAAGAATTTCTTTGATACTCTCTTTGAACTGTCCAAGGAAAAGAAACGCAAGATTACCGAAGATGATTTCAGTGCTTTTGAGTGTATTTGGTTTGAATTGTATCGCGCTAGAAATACCTTTAAGTTCTACGATATGACAGCATTTAATATTAAGTTTGTTAATGCTATTGATGCTATCAAGAATTGTTCTGATATTATCAAGGGAACAGAAGGCGAAGAAGATATCGTTAAGAATATCTTCAAGGTCTATAAGAAGTCCTTCTCTGACGGAAAAAAGCAGGCCTTTGCTGCCCGTCTTCTCCTCGAACACATGCTAGGTAAAAAGTTCAAGGGTACTCTTAAGGTTGATGCCGATGCTCCTGCGTTTAACAGAATGGGTATTGTTTTCCCCGAAAGCAAGCGCAGCATGTCTCGCGCCGAGCGTGAGGTTGCCCTTGCAAAGCAGAATAACAAATGCTTCACCTGCGAGAAGGCCATCTCTGTTGATGAAGCCGAGTTTGGTCATGATACGCCACATGCGCGTGGTGGTAAGATAGAGGACGGTAAAGTTCTCTGTAAGGCTTGCAACCACCGTGGCGATACCCTGACGCTGACAGAGGTCAAGAAACTTGCCGCCTAGACTACCTCGGGGTGGAGAAATCCACCCCTTTTTTTGACTGAAATGGCTAAGTGCTTGATTTTAAACAAAAACTAAATTCTTAACAAAAACAATGACTTACGGATTACTCGGCTAAGTGTTTGATTTTAAACAAAAGATAGTTCTTGACTTTACCTACCAATTTGTTATTATAGCTATATTGAAATTGAGTTGAGAGAGACAAGTTTATGAAGATCATCATTGATACCCAGCACGAAGAGAACTACGGCGCCCATGCGTGGGACGGTAAGGGTGAATGCCCGCAATACTGGAAGTTCAAAGGCGGTTCTACCTACGTGGTCGACAACCTGTCTGTTCCCGATGTTATGGACTTTGTCGCCACGGGTATCGACCCGCTGCTAGTCCTCATTGAGGACTTCAATGATTCCTTCAAGGAATACGTCATTGACTGGCGCATTGCCGATGATGATGCGGTTGAAGGCGAAGAGTGGCAGACGCCTGTCCGTATCTCGCGCATGGGTGACAAGTACGTTGCCCGCCGTACCATCAGCAATGATGAATACGGTTACATGCGGCAAGAGATTGCCAGCAAGACTGAACAGTGGGACATGCTGCCCGCTGGCGACCGCGCTAACTATAGCGCCACGTACACCATGCGTAATGGTGCAACTGTAAAGGAGCAGAGCCTTAATGCGGCTCTGGCAGCTTAAGATGTTGTGCAGAAGTTTGAAAGAAGCTATTGACAGTTTGAACGAAGAACTTATTATGCTTTGCGAAATCCGTGGCGAATTGTCCGATGAAGACAACGCCCGTATTGAAAATCGTATTTTTGAAATTCAAAACAAATTGAAGGTGTTATAACATGCGCGGTGTTAAAATTAAAAAGAGTGTTAGTATTACCTTGACTGCCGATGACTGGCAGTTGTATGCTGCTGCGGACGAAGACGGTCGAGAGATTAATCCTGAATTCGTGGCAGTTGCTCTAAACAATGCAATTGAACGTGACATAAACAGTGGTTTAAGTATATTCGAAGTGGAAAAGAACATTCATAACGTTATGTCATTCTTTGCCGACTTTGGCGCTACGGATAGTGAGCCGCAACAAGTTTTGTATAGTATGCTGAATTCGATTTATGGAGATGTGGAATAATGTCTACACGTAGCACAATTGCAATTGAGTATGAGAACGGTACCGTTGCTCAGATTTACTGCCATCACGATGGTTAT